CTGTTTTTACATTAAAGTTTCTATGTGTTACATCGGGGTCGACTTTCATTTTGCTAAATAAATATTTAATTTTTTCTTGAGGAGTTTTATCACTTATCTCTTTTGGTAAAGAGTAAGATTTGTTTAAGAATTTATCAAGATCATCTGGAGAACTTTTTTCTATATTTGTTTTATATAATTCTTTACCTAATGCTTGTTCTCCTTCGGTATCACTCATTCCCATTGCTTTTAGAATGGATACAGCTGGTATGTTGCTACTACCTATGTCAAAATAAAAAATACCTGTTTCTGGATTTAATTTTAACTTAAATTGTTTATTTTCTTTAGTGTTGAAAATTGTTACAATCTCACCATTCTTTCTTTCCACTAAATAAGCACCAGGCTTTAATCTTTGTTGATTAGGAATAGTAAAAGAATTTCCATCAATAATATAACTTAGCTTCTTAGTAAAAGCTGGTATTTTCATCACTAATACTTTTTTCTTTCTATCAATAACTTTTTTATTTTGATTTTTTATAAGTGTAGCATCAGCGTAAACCTCATTAAAAATACTTCCACCTTTTAATATAGTATTTTTAATTTCATTCATAGAAGCATTATTTTCTTTTACTGTAAAATTTTTTAAATCTAATGTATAAAAATTCCCGCTTAAAGGAAAATGTTTTTCTATAATAGGAATAATTTCTTTTATTGTTTCTTTGTTTTTTTCTTCAGGAGAAGAATCTAATTTCGTAAAACCCATATATCACCCTTTTATTGAACATCCAAAATGCTTGAGGCATCAATTTTTATGTTTTTACCTTCTTGTTTAACAATAACTATTTCATTATTAACAGCAACTATTTTTCCATAATAGTCTCCACTCATTGTAGTTATTATAGCATCATTTTTTTGCTCTTGTTTTTTTATTAGATAGTCTATATAGAAGTCATTTGATAAAGCAGTATTTTTATCTAACATACAAAGTCCTTTTTTTTAGTAATTATACTAAAAAAAGGCTTGTATGTATAATCAATTCTTATGGTTAGCTATAATTATTTTGTTCTGTCCTTGAAGAGTTTCTAATATATTGTGATAAGTTTCTTCCCTTATCATACTCTCAATCACTAATTCGTTATTTTTAAATATTTTAAAATGCATCATACTAGCATCTGTTTCTGAAGGTTGGACTTCAAACTCTGCATTATCTAAATTAACTGCTTTATCTCTACCATCTTCTGTTTTTAATAAAACTAACATTTAAAATCCTTTATTTAATATAATAAAATCATTGCCACTTTGTTTTATTTCATTATACATAGTGCCAACATTTATTTGTTTATTTGTGTCTTTAAAATCTGTTACAAGTTCAGGTTTTGGTAAACCTATGTCTAATAAAATATTTTTTATTTTTCTTGCAACACTCTCATATGTTTTATGTGGAATTTCCATTACATATGGAGTAACAATAACTATACCTACTGATCTTCTAGAAATTATCGAATCTCTTGATAAACCATTGTTTTCGCTTAGAGGTCTAAATTTATATTCAAAAACTTCCCCTTCTGTGTTCTTCATAGAGTAAACAAAATGAGCAGGATGGTAAATTAACCCTGCTTCTTTTGCTTTTACAACATAGTCATTTAATTCATCTTGTGTCATCTTTATGATATACACATAAGATATCCCTCTCATTATTTATCCGTTGTTAGGTTTTAATAACTCAGCAAAATCTTTTTCTAGCTCAACAATACCACCATTATCAATTACATCTTTTATCATTCCTAATGATTGTGATGTTAATAATGCATATCCTGGAATAAAGTCTTGAGGATTATTGTATAGTCTAATTGTTGTTACTACATTATTTTCTGCTGATAAAATATCCCAAGTTACTTTTGTCATTTTTCCTATAACAACAAACATATCTTCAGTTACTTGAATTAAAATAGGCTTAGATTTTAGTAGCTCTACAACTTTATTTTCTTTTGCTGCTTGAAGCAACTCTTTTTTATTAATATAATCTTCAATATTAACATCTTTCTTGTCTGTTTCTTTACTGTGTAGCTCCATTAATTTATAAAACACTCTAAAACTCATTACTCCAATATTGTCAGGGAAAACAAATATTTCTTTTCTTAACGGAATAGAAGTGCCTGCTGCTACAATAGAACCTGTTTTAAAGAAATCTTCAGTTTCTTTTTTTAACTCCATTTTGATAAAAGTGTTTTGGTTTAATTCTAAATTTATTTTAGCTTCTATCAAATCTTCGCTGCTTAATTTTTCTATTTGCTCAGAAGTATACTTAATCAAAATATTGTTTAAAACAATAGACATGGGGTGTACAATAATAAAAGGTGTTTCGTCCTTATTATTTTCTTCTGCTTTGATGTTCTCTGCCATTTTATTTCCTTTATTTTAATTTTTTTTGAATTATACCAAAAAAACCTATATATAGCAATTATTCATCATTCATCAAGTTAGAACCAATCATAACAGCGCCTCCACCAAGCATACTTCCTAATGCTATTTTTTTTGGCATTCCATGTTCTCTTTGTGCTAAATCTTTAAATTCTTTTTCAACCCCAGAGGCTTTGTATGAGCTTAAAATATTTTCAGTTTTGTTTTTAAAGTAATCTTCAGCATCTTGCTCAATAGCTTTCATAATGCTTTTTTTCTCTTTATCAGAACTGTTTTTTAAAGCTTTTTCTAACATGTTTTCTTTAATAGCTTCCCTATCATTGTGCTTTTTAATATGGTTATATCCGGCATACCCTGCCCCGCCTACCGTACCCGCGGCTCCTGCTAACTCTGCTACATCATATGGATTTATGTCATATCTTTTGTCTACGTCTTTGTTAGAGGCCACCTTAATAAATTCACTCGCATTCATTGTAATCCTTTTTTTTGTATTATTATATCAAAAAAAACTTACTTAATGGGTTATATATATATAGCCGAAAAATCCAAAAAAAAAGGAGAAAAAATGGCAAAAATTGACTTAAAGTTGTTCTCCTCTATGGGGGTTGCAGAATTGCAGCTCCCATGGGGAGATCCAGTTCCCTTCAGAGTAAGGGTGCAAGAGGGTAAATGGTCTCTCTTCACCACTGAAGGGAATCAGCTGGCGTCGATAGACCCAGCGACCCTAACATGGAACGGGGCAAAAGAAGCCCAGTTCAAAGTGTTGTTGGGGAAAAAGGGACAGGATATAAGCGATTGTATCGCTTATAATTTGAACAAAGATGGGACAATGACCCTAGTGGGTTAATCCCTCCTGTTCTTTTTTTAGATTAAGTTCCTGATTTTGTGTATAAAGTATAAGCAGTTCTGTCAGCTGGATTGAAAACAACAGAAATATCAAATATCTTAAGAGGTGTATTACTTATAGCATAAACTTTTCTTCCATCATCAAGAACTTGATTCATTTGATATTTAAGATGACTACATCTGGTAGCATAACTATTTCTTGTAACATTACCACATATACAACATACTTCCGATGATGTTTTTAATCCCATTGAAACTGCTATAGGTTTTTTATCTTTTATATAACTAGGAATATATCTAGCTTTATCTTTATGGAACTCTATAATTAATTCAACTCTATGCATATGTTCATTGTAGAAAGCCTCAATAACTTTTCCACTTGATTTACTCATATCTTTGTTGTCGTGATTCCAGAAAACTCCAGCACCTTTAAAATCTTTGTAATATTTTTTTAGATCCTGTTCTCTAAAATAGTCTCCATTTTTGTTAGCTCCAAAAAATTCTCCTGCTGTCATTGCTATTGTTAATAGATACACATGGTCTGGTTTTGGTTTTAAATTGTCAAAAAAATGTACTGATTCTGGTGTTACACTAGCTTCTTTTTGTAACCAATCACAACTACCATTACAATGTTTAGCATGTGCTGGCGTTACTAAGTAAGCATCTCCGTCAATGTATTTAGTTAGCATTATTTCCTCCTGTTGAATTACTTGATTTACCCATTAAATATCCTCCCATTCCTACTGTTGGGATAGCAATTCCTGCTCCCCATTTAAGATACTTATTTGAAGTTTCTGTTTTTCCAAGAGTTTTAGTTAGCTCTTCTATAGTGTTCTTATGTTCATCCAATCTTTTATTTAAACCAACTATTTCTTCTTTGTGTCCATCAAGAGTTGTTTTTAATGTTTTTATTGTATTTTCTTTCTGTATTATATCTTGAGTATTATCATTAATAATCTCCTCTGCTGACTTTAATTGTTGTTTGTAGTTTGAAATAGTTTTTGAGTGAGCAGATATTTGACCTGATAAATGATTTATTTGATTTTCCAATGCCATAACTTGTTGTTTGTTTTGAATTTTATCTTCATGTTTTAATCTTCTTAATGCCCCAATCTGTCTTTTTAGCCTAGCCTCTAATTCCATTTTAGAAGCTTCTAAATCATCCAAAGAAGTTTTTGTTTTATTTAGTTCTTCAAACACATTTGCATGTCTGCTTTTCCATTCGTCAACATTATCAGTTTGACTTTTAAGTTGTTGTCTTAATATTCCATTTTCTGCTTTTGTTGCAACAAGGTCAGTTGCTTTATTAAATTTATTTTTAATGTTTTGCAAAATACTTTGTTTTTCTTCTGGTGGAGTTGTTTTTATGGGAGGCAGTTCTCTATTGGATTGCTGTTCATAAAGCCCCGCCTTTTTGTATAAAAAAGAAGTAGAATTCATTTATTATCCTTTAATAATTTATTTTTATCATATTATAACATAAATGAATTCAAAAAAAGAGGAGAAGAAAGTAAGTGAGATTATTTACTTTCACTCTCTTCACTATCTTCACTATCTTCTACTGGAAAGAATGGTGGAATATCTACAAATAGATCATTAACAAGATTTGATAGTACTTTTTTATTTTGTTCTAAAACTTTTTTGTTTTTGTCTGCTTCATCAAATAAAACAAAAGAGTAATCAAATCTCCCTTTTTGTTCTAAAGAACTATCAATAAACAATACTTGTTTAGTCCCTACTCTTTTTATCAACATACCTGTAATAGTGTTAGTTGTAACTTGAATCCCTTCCGGAAGTTTCTCACCAACTAAATTTGTTTTAGAAATAAAAAATGCTTGACTCTTTACTCTAATATAACATTCCGAGAATCTATAATTTTTATCAGCCATTTTCTATCCTTTTACTAAATAAATATTCTTCCCGATGTTGTAGTATTGTTGCTTAATTCATCAATCTTACCTTTGATTTCATCTAAGTCATCACCCAACTCATCTATATCATAAGGTGTTACATGGAATACTTCAGATTTCATATCCATTTGTAAGTCTCTAGATTGTACCATTACTTGGTAATCTTTACCTGATTCTAATGGTGTAGACAAATCAGAAGATGTAACTTTTACAACATAGTCACCTGTGTTACCAACTAATGTAATTTTATTATCATTTTCTCCATTGTCATCTGTATCAGCTTTAACATCAGCAGATAATTTTTTGTAAATAACAATATCGTCACCACTAATTGATTTTATTTCTCTGTAATCATCACCATCAACTGTAGGTATTTTTATTTTGTCTCCAACTTTAAATTTAGCCCCTTTATCTGTATCCAAATGGATAACTCTTGTTCCAGCAGCAGAATCTGAAGCTATAGCACCTTCGACATCTTCAACATCAACAATAATTTCACTTATCTCAACATTTGATGTTTCTTCACTAGAAGTTTTCTCAACTATGTCAGTTATAAAAACTTCCCAATCGTTAACATTCATACTGTCTCTGTCAGTAGTAATCAAAAATCTATTTGATTTGTTTATAAACCATTTTGTCATTTTTTATCCTTTTTTTTTGATGTAAGGGTTGTATTATACCTATTTTATTTTCTTTTACAAAAAGATGCTTTACATAATTATTTTACCGCCATTATTATTTGAAGAAAGATTACCGGAAGTGTCTTTAATTAAATTAATTATTTTATTAACATCTGTTTTATTAGAATCTTTTTCTTCTTCTCTTCTGATATAAATTACTTTAGTAAATACCTGTTCACTACTATTATCTATCCCTTTTAAATAATAAACACCATCAACCCATTTTTCTCCATCTTCAGTCTCTTCCCCCAATTCTCCTATCAAAAAAGTTACTTTCCATAAATTTTCTACACTTTGTTCAGTTATATTATCTGGTTCACACATAACTCCGTTACCTGTTTTATATAGTTTTATTTCTGGTTTGCTATAAGATTTAACAATAAATGAGTATAGATCTCCTAAATAAATAGTTTCTTCTTCTCCATAGAAAAATGGAGTATCCCACAATGGTCTCATTTTTTTATAGATAGATTGTATAGGAATATTTAGAGCGTTAGAAGGTGTTATTCTGAATTCTATATTATTGTTTATAATTACCTTATAATTTTCGTAAAAAATATCATTATCTTTATTTTTCTTTCTATATAATAATTCTGTTGTGGTTCTATCGTTCGTATTAAACTCATCTATTTTATTGTTTGATGAATCGAATATCTGTACACTATAATCATCCTCATCGGGTAATAAGGTAATAGAATTCTTTATTAACAAGTAACTGTGTTCATCCTTAAAATCACATTCCACATTCTCAATATTTGTGTTAAGAATTGTGAAAAACTTATCATTATCAGCCTCTTCACAATAAAGTAAAGTTTTATAATCTCCAGGTAAGGAAATATTATTAATTAAACAATTTCCAGATACATCTCCATTAAAATAAAAACACACACCATCATTATCTTTATCTGTGTGATTTATCTGAATATTGCTTATTTTATTTATTGCTCCGAGAGTTGATATTGTCCCGTATTTTTTATGAGCATTAACAAAAATAACATTTTCAATTACAGATTCTTTACCAGAAAATCTTCCAAACCCATTTATTGTGGTATCTATTATTTCTACTTTTTGTTTTTCTGGGTCATTAAAAAACCCCCAAAAGCCAAATATATCAAGATAACTATCGTAGATATACAAGTCACCAGACAATGTATAATCACCATCTTTATTGGAACATCCAAAACCATATCCTAATTTAACGTTAGGCATATTTATCTTGCATCCATTGGCAGGCTTGTTATCAATTAACTCCCCTAATTGGAGAGTTGAGTCTTGATGTATTTGAAAATTTTCTTTATCAATCCAAACTGATACATTCAAATCTTTTAATGTAGCCGCAGTATTTTTACCCACTACAATATTGTAGTTAAAATAATAAAAGTTGTTACCTGCTTTTTGAGCATCATCATTAAAGTCTGATTTTACTTTTTCATATATGTCATTAAAAGAATATTCTCCATCATCCACATAAATGATGTCATCATCTACCGTTATGGCCATTAGTTTTTAATGACACCCATTAATATTTGTAATCTATTAATTGTAGCAGTTTTAGAAAGTTCTCTAAAAGATAAGTTACCTTCAATTTGTATTTTCCCTGAAGATATATTGCTTGCTAACTTTCTTAATTCATTACCTACTTTTGAAGTATTTTTTTTCATTAATATCTCCCTATTTCACTTAAAAATGCTCTAGCGACCATAGTCCCAAATTCTTCAGCAGTTTTTTCTAAATCATTAATTTCAGCTATCGTTTCTGCTGCTGTTTTTTCTAAAAAATAAGAAATATTTGTCTCATCAACAGAAGCTTTTTTATTTAATTCTTGTTCAGCTTCTCTTATTAAAGAAACTATTTCATCACTAGAATGAGCTAGTTTTGTTATATTTGTCTCTTTGTCAGTAGATAGCTTAGGGTAAACCATTTCAGGAGAAGTATTTGGCCCGCCTCCTACATTGTTTATTTCATGTAAATCCTCTGTATAAGTTGCCTGATTGTGAAAGCTTCTTTCTTTTAATTTAGAAATAACGCTTGTTGGTTTGTCCACAGGTATTTTTTTTACAGCTTCAGGATTTTCAGTATAACTAGCTGTTTTATCAAGCCCCATTACTTCTTGTTCAGCTGAAGCAACTATCTCAGATAATAGTTCATTTCTATCCATTTTCTATCCTTTTTTTTGTGATTATTATAGCAAATTTATTTTTTTTATTGTAATGTTTTTATTATTTTGTTAAAATATATGAAAAAAGGTTCTACATATGAAGAAGATATATACTGAACTGGTTAAAGATATATCCAGGAATACAGATGTTGATGAAGTTGTGGTTAGAAAAGTTATGGATAATTTTATTAATATAGTAAAGAATATGAGAGGAAAAAATGAAGGTGTTATTTATCTAAAGGGACTTGGTAAATTTTATGTAAAAACAATAAGTAAAAAAAGATGTGCTTTAACAAACTGTAAAAAAACACTTCCCGCAATGAAAACTATTGCATTTCATAAATCAGATAAAATTTTAAAATGGGATGCGTGAAAAAATGAAAGCACATATTTATTTGGAAAAAAAAGCATTTCCTAATTTACTTAGTCCGGCTATAAGTGGTGTTAAAATGTTAGGTAACTTTAGTAAGAATCTAATACACAATAATGGATTCGGTAACACATCAACGCTGAATAAAGTAATTGGTCGTGGTTCACTTCTAATGGGAGGAGTTGGGATGCTTAATTCCGATGATGGGGCAAGAAAGGCATTATCAGAGGTGTCCTCTTTTAAAGGGGTTAAATGACCTTAAAGCAATTTAACAATAAGTTATTAAATCTACATAAACAAAAAAAACTAACACCTGATGAATTATCTTTTATATCAGATAATAGATTCAAGACAACTAATGAGATTTATAATATTGTTATGTTCTTTATCGGTTTAAGTGACAAAATTCCTTTCTCCAATATCACTCTGAATGATTTTAAAAAATACAGAAGAGTTTCAATCATACTATATAACCATCTAATAGAAGAAAAAGGTAAAACATGTTTCAAGAAATAAATAAAATATTAAATAATAGTGCCGAGAGGTTACAAACACATTTAAGTGGAATGCCTAGGCCAAGTGGGGCAGAAATGAAAACTAACCCTTTTAAAGGGTTTGAATACAAAACTAAAGTATTTTTAATAGCAGAAGATACTTCTGCATCGGAATTTGCAGAATTTATGACAAATATACTTCATAACCCAAATAGATTTCATATTATAAGAGAAAAAGAAAGTTGGACACAAAATGGAGAGTGTATTAGAGTTGTAGATTATTTAGAAAAAACAATAGGGGAAGAAGAGACCTAAAAGTCTTTTCCAAAGTTTTGACACCACTTTTTATAACTGTCAAAATCAATATAGTATAAACCAAAAACTTTATCTCTGTCACTACCATATCCTTCATCAGAATCATAATCATCAAAATTCTTGTTATTATCTTTGCACCATTTTTTATGTTTAGCATTTATTTTATTAAATAAAATATTAATTGCTCCATACATATTTATTTGCGAACCTTCTGTAAACTCAGATACAAACCCTGCTACAGCATTAATTTTTACTGTTTTTTGAAAATTAGAGTCTCCGTCGTCAAATGTAATATTTGTTTCTATTTGAGAAAATAGTTTTGTTAATAAATCAGACAACCCTCCTATTTCATTATCAAAAGACCAAGTGTAAGCTAATTGAGATATTAAATTAACTCCAGACACTATTGTATCTTCATATGGAAATGTGTATGGATTACTTAAATTATTATCAATGAAAGCATTAATAACATCAGTGTTAATTGTTGCCCCTCTGTTGTAAATGTAAACATTCATTAAGCCAAATACAGGGTAGTAATCTGCCACCTTATTTTTATAAGTAGAAAGAGAGAAACCTGTTTCTAAATATGAAAAACCAGTACATTTACTAAAATCTATAGATTCAATAATAGGGGTTGGTGATGTATTAACATTGTCTGTTAAACTTGCTAATATATCATATAAATAAGCGTCTTTACTTAAGACTTCGTCTGCTTTTTCATTTGATAACACAGATATTAATTGACATAGTTCTTCTATTACTGGTTCGGTATTATTTGTTGAAAATTTCTTAAAAATAGAATCGTGTTTACCAAACCTACCAGAAGTATCATTGTCTTTTAATTTATCAATAATTTCTTTAACTTTATCTTGTATATCATCATTAAACAAGGCCTTAAATATTAACCCTGCTAAAGGGTAATCATTTTTGTAATTAACATCGATAAAAGCAGCTTTGTATGTCGAAATGGTTTTCCCAACATCCAACCCTTTAATATATTTAACATCTGAAAATATTATAGTTGCAACTGATGCATTATTTGTGTCTTGATGTGATATAGTTTCAATTGTCTTATCATCACCAGTCACATCGTTGTAATAATCAATGATACTATCTACTTTATAATTAGAACCTCTAAAATATAAAAGTGCTTGTGCCAATATATTTTGACTACTATAGTTGTGTTCCTTGTATAGAACAATGTTGTCACTATTTTTCTTTAATAAAATATTTGAAACAGAATCTTTAATTTTTCCGTCATCATCTCCGTTGTCTGCTTGAGTTTTGTATGCAACAACAAATAACCAAGCTGGTGCATTCATAGAAACTAGACTAGCATCTGTTCCACTGAATCCTTCTACTCCGTATTGCTCAAACAAACTATCCACAGAGGCTGGGTTATAGATGTCTGTTATTATATTAACAAAATTATTTAATGCCATAAATATCCTTTTTTTTAGATATAATTATAACTAAAAAAAGGATTAACAATGAAAAGTTTTAATTTAATTAAGACAGCGGACAAAAAAGATTCTGATAAAAAAAAGATGATAGGTGATGGACTTTCTGCAGCTGGTGGAGTTGCGTCAGGGGTTCTATTGCAAGAAAACATTCCTTATCTTGTTAATGTTTTACAGGGTAAAGGTGAATATAAGACTTTTTCTTTACCAACTGAATTAGGTTTATTAGGAGGGTCTATAGCTGCTCCATTATTGGCAAAAAAAATAGGGTCTAGTGATGATGAAATAAACAGAAGTACGGGAATAGGTGTAATGGCAGGTGCTTTAGGAAAAGGGTTACACCGTATTCGTGACTACAAACAAGCTACAAAAGAACTTGGAGATTCATCAGAAGAGGAAATTCTTAAGGAATTAGGCCAAAGTAAAGATAAAATTAAAAATATGTTAAAACAAAGAGCTAAATTACAAGGACAAACTATGGGTGGAATAGGCACTTTAGGGGCAGCTCAAGCTTATTTTGCACACAAAGCAGTCAATAACAGCAAAAAAGAGCAGTAAGGTCCCCATAAATTAAAATTGGGGCCTATGGCTTGAGAAAGCTGAATTAGTAAATCAGTTCTTCATTGCCTCTTTATATGCATCTATAGTGTCTATTATTTTTAACGCTGCCATTTTTTTTAAATACCATTTTTTTGCGTGCTCTTTAACTACCTGAGCTATTTTAATTAAATTTTGATTGTTTTCCATATTATATCCTTTTAAGCATTTTGAATAAAGTCATTATGTAATGCACCAGGTTTTTTTTCTGTAAAAAATTTATTCATTACATAAGCCATATATATTTTTGCTCTATTTTTAGGCCCTGCCATAGTTTTTATTTTATTTAAAGCACTTCCGATATGGTTCATACCTTTTTCTGATATTACTCTCATAATTAGTTTACTTATAGTTGCTTCTTTTATAAGTTCTTGAGATGTTTTTAATAGAGGTAAATCTTGTTCAAATATACCATCTGTCATTTTTGCCCCGAGTATTTCGTTTGGTTTATATTTGCAATTTTCCATAACAGTATTAGCAATATCCTCATGCCCTTCTTTAATTAAATCATAAATTATGGTTTTTGTAGCTCCTGTTGAAATATTTGCTACTTTAGTTAGATCATTTGCTAATTGATTTATAACTTCATGACCTTTATAATGAGCAGTTTTTACTAATTCTTTAAATCCTTCTTCTTCTCTGAGTTTTTCTTTGTAAGAAGCATTTTTAAGTAAATCAGAGGTGTCCCCGTACTCAAAAGAACTTACCAATGTTTTGTTAGAAAAAGAACCATTTAAAAGTGGGTCATGCTCATATTCCATTGAATTGTTTTTAAATACAATATTAGCTTCTTCATTGTAAAAGGCTGTCTTGGTCATATTCTTTTTATGCTCATTTTCTTTATTATTTTTCTCAATAATAGAATTCCATTTTTGTGTTTCATTAATAACAGGATTCAATAACACATAATGCTCTTGGTGATTACCATCTTTTAATTTACTTAAAAACATATTTACATTGTATTCTTCTACAACTCTTTGTTTCATATTATTATTTAAATTGTATTCTTTAGCATACTTATTTAATAATTCTTCTGGGTTATCTCCCCCATGATTTATTTCGTTAATAATTTGTTTTGCTATAGAAACATATCTTTGAGAATTGTTAAAAAACATCCATTATCCTTTTTAAAAATTACAAAACAATACGTATATTATTTTGTAATCCTCAAAAGAGGAGTTACATTAAGATAATGTAACTTTACATACACCTTTTGTATTAACGAATCCCATACCCATAGCTGCATATGTCCACATATTCATCATATCAGCTTCTGTTTTGATTACCATTGTGTGATCTTGTAAAATAAAGAATCTTCCAAAGTAATCTTGAGGAGCAACAATAAACATTTCATTATCTTTTACTAAATCATTTTTAATTGTAGATACTACAGGGACATTAAATAATCTATCTACTCCAACTACACCTTCATTCCAATATTTTCCAACATTAGAATCACCAATTTCAATCATTCCTAATTCAATTAATTCTAATTTTAGATTTTGTGTCATTAAGATTTTTGGTTTTGGTCCTGTTGGCGGGATCATTTTTAATCTTGAAAGCATTTGTATTAATATTTTAATGTTTGTTTTGCTTAATCCACCCTCTAATTCTTGATATTGTGTACCAGGAGCTTCTTCTTCTGCTTTCTCTATGATAGCATTGAAACCGTTCATTAAAGTTTCATCTTCAACTTTTTGAACCTCTTCAACAATTCTTTTTTTAAGAACTTCAGTATATGGAGTTTTAGAAGTCATCATTTCGAATTTAGATTTGTTAATTCTTTCTGATTCAATTTTTTGGAAATTAACAACCATGTCTTCTCTTTCCCAATATCTTTGTTCTCCTTGCCCTCTGAATGGCACTGTCATCCCTCTACTTTCGATATCTTTTTCTAAGATGATAGCAGGTTGCTCATTGTTTGGAACTCTGTCTAAATCTGCACTTGTAACAAAAATAGGTTCAATTACTTTTCTAGCAAAACCAAGTTCTCTTACTTTATCTCTAATAAAGTATGTACTGTTATCCATAGCTTGTTTTAAAAGGTCACCACCAGCATAAGCTGCTTTAATTAACCCTGTGTTTTGTTGAATTACTGGAGTTTCTACATTAATACCCATGTTTTATCCTTTTTAATAATTTACTCTAACATCAAAAGATGTTTCGTCTATTTTTGTAACATATCCCCAAATTACTGTATGATCATCGTCTGTTTTAGATGGCTTTCCATCAATAACTGTAACAGGATCACCCAAATTAACTTCATCTGGAACTGGTCTATAAAATCTTACAACAAAATTACTAACACATACTGGAATTTTCCCACTTGGTTTATTACCAGCAATATCTTTGTTTGATTCAAGAGCTATTCCAGCTTCTTTATGCGTTTTTTCTAATGTTATTTTGTTTCCATTAAGGCCTATAATATCTCCTGGCACGATTGTTACAGTTGCGTCAGCATCATATAAGTCTTCATGACTGAAGGTTCTATAACCTCTTACAATATCAATATTCTTCATCTACTTATCCTTTTTTTTGGTTTTATTACCATTATTTTATACAAAAAAAACAAAAATAAGAAATGCTCTTATTTATAGATAGTTTTTTTATAAATTATTTAAGAATTCTTCTAATTTTTGACTAGAAGAAATTTGATTGCTCGGGGAATAATTAGAAGGTTGCCCCAAAGAACCATAGTCATCATTCGCTGTGTCTGAAAAATCAAAAGAAGCTTCTTTGTTTAAATTAACTGCAGAAATACTTTCTTCTAATTTCTTTCTTAACATGTTGTTTTCATTCTCAATCATCTCTATATGAGCAGCTGTTTTTTCTAATAGTTCAGAAATTTGTTCTATCTTCATTTTATATCCTTTTTAATTATTATTGGTTAACATTGACCCTAACATCATTCCGCCACCAAGTAGTCCGCCAATTTTTCCATAATGCATAAATTTAGAACCTTTTCCTAGATTAGCTATATTTTCACCATCTGTTAACATTTTATTGTATTTCCCTTTTTCTACTTCATTTAGCTTGTTAACATCAAATTTTTCTTTTCCACCATGACCCTCAACAAAATCATTAATGGCTTTTGTGTTTGCTTCCCCACTTGCTTTAGCTTGCTGGATATTTGAAGCACCATATCCTAATGTACCAAGTTGATTTCCTTTTGAAAATAGTGGAGTATCAGGTGTAGCTTTATTAATTAAATTATGTCCGTATCCCATACTCCCAAGCCCACCTAATGCCAAAGCACCTCCTGCAATAGTCCCTGTTCCGACACCATTATTATTGTCATCAGCTGTTTTAAGTAAAAAGTAACTTTTCGAATTCATTGTAATCCTTTTTTTATTTATTGTAGCATAATTTTGATTTTATTAAAAGAAGTAAGTAGAAAATATAGAAGAAGAGAAAAGAGAGGTTACCCTCTATTTCTTTGGTAGTAATCTGTTCCGGCAAGAGCTGCAGTTGTAACACCTCCACCAATAAGTGCTTTTCCACCATGTTTGTGTTCACCAATGTCTTTTAATTTTTGCCATTTTGCTTTTAAAGCTTCTTTAGCCTTACTAGCATTTTCATAAAGTTCTTTATCACCTTTTTTCTTTGCTAACATTTTTTTCATTTTTTCACTATCATCAGCTAAACTGTCAATTTTACCCATCATGTGATCTGCTAATTTAGGACCACCATATTTTAATCCTGCTCCACCTGCTGTAAGAAGTCCTGCTGCAATTGCTGCTTTAGCTGCTGGAGATAATCCCTCACTGTCTTGATCGTTGTATCCATATTCTGCACCTGCAGTTTTGATAAGTTCAAATGCTCTCATCTGTTAATCCTTTTTTTTAGTTTATTGTATCATAAAATATTTTATTTTGCAATTTGTTTCATTTTTTTTCGTCTATTAGTGTATTACTGTCCATTATTAATTCATCTTTTTGTATAAATACATTAGAAATCTTTTTGCTTAATTTATTTGATGATAATAGATTATTAGTCTCCTCTTTATTTAAACGAACATCTCCTCCCAATGTATCTCTAGTTCTTAAAAGAGACCTATCAATAACAGTCTTATTTTTAGTTAATTCTGTTCCACTAAAAAGAGATAATGATAAATATTTTAATGCTTCTTTCCCTTTCATTTTGTTACTTTCACTTTTTTCAACAAAACCTTGTTTTTTTAATGTTTCATAAGTATGTGAGGTGTTAATGTTATATATTTTTGTTAAAATATCATCAGTAGGTAATGTGGTAAAATCAAAAGCAAAATAACTAATGTTTTCTATATACTTTTCGATAACATTATATGTAGGAGTAATAATATACTTGTATTTTAAATTATCGTTTTTTGGGTATTTTAAAGTATCACTATAAATAATTTTTTTAACACCTTTTTCTATTAAATTTTTTAAATTAAATTTTTCCCATAATGCTGTTAATTTTGAATTTTCAATACTTAATAAATTTTCTTTTGCATATTCTTTATTTTTATCTTCTCCTATTGCATCTATTCCATTTTTTTCTAGAGACACACCTTTCTTGAGTTCAGTTTCAAATGTATCTGCTTTCCCTTTTTCTATAACTTTAAGTTTTTCATCCAATAATGTAATAGCATTAATATTTTTATCATAATAATGTATTGTTATTATTGTGGTCTCTTTTGCTTCAAACAATCCTTTTTCTATTAACTTTAAATCACTTTTAAGTGAAATTCCAATTTCTTCTTCTTCATCTCTGTAAGTATTTAAAGAAGCATCTATGTAGGAAATATTTTTAAAAATATTTGCTAATACGGTTCCTTTTTCTGGATTCTGAATAAGTACATCAACAGATATACTAGCATTAAGAAAAGTAGATGTTACATATGTTTTTAACTTATTCAAATAAAAAGCATTTGAATAGTTATCAATATAAAACATTTTATCGACAATATTATTGATAACACTAGAATTTGAATTGTTAATCTTAGATATATAATATAAAGGTTCTCCAAATTTAATATCACCTTCTTTCTTTATATATACATCATGAATTATTTCATATTCATTCACATCTGTAATAACTTTTCCATCTTGATATTTTAATATTTTTTCTTTTTCTGTTAAACAGAATGGAGTATTAAAATATATCGCTATTAAATTATTGACTAGTGTTTTATTATAAACATTATATTGAATCATTTTATACATTAAATATGCAATAAACTTACTTACATCTACATCTGTTACATTAAACATAGTAGCTATTTCATCTACATTAAGTTTTTGTTCTTTTGTATAGTAAATAAGAGATGATGAAAGTTTATTTTTTTGTAAGTATTTTATTATTTCATTTTGTTCTAAAGTATTAAAAATAATATCATTCTCTCTATTTAATATATATACAGATGTTGGGTTTATTTCTTTCCCATTAATATCAAAGTATCTAACTGTATTACTATCAATATACTCTATTGTTCCTATAAAAAACAAAGATGTTGTATTTTTATATAAAAAACTACTATTTATTATATGTGAAGTGTCTTCAAATATTTCTTCAAGTAAAATAGATGTCCCTGTATTTATACAGTCACTTTTTTCATTTTTTTTATACATATATATATAATAATCTCCCAACAAGGAATAAAACAATATACTATTTTGATTATTCTGGTATAACATTTATATCCTTTATATAGAATACAGATGTATTGTTTGAAATTTGGTTATACAAATCAGCACTATTTGATCTGTAGTCTTTTTTTGTTAATGGGAAAATTGCTTCTTTTTTAACTTGATAATTTATATAAGGATACAGTTCTATATTCACTTTTGGCTGTAAGTCTACATTATAATTATTGCTTAATAATACATTGGATATATCTTTTAAAGATATTTCTTTAGGATTTCTATGTTTTGACTTAAGGTATTCATTTAAAATATTTTTCATATTTTCTTTATCAGAAGAAGAATATTTTTCTGAACTATAACAAAGTAGCGAGATAAAAATTGGATAAGGTGCTTTTATTAAAATATCAGATGTAGTAACTAGCTCGTCTATTTTTATTTCATCTTTATCGGGTAAAATGTATTCTTTTATTCTGATTTCTATTTCTTCATCTGTATCAACATAAAATCTTGGTTTACAAAGAATAATTCCATCAACATTTTTATCATTAAAATTTGAATGGATTATTTGATGTTCATCACATTCTACACTAACATAATAACCTTCTTTTAAAGAAAAATAATTATCAACAGGGGTTACTTTTAAAGTGCTTTCTTTTATTTCTGTAAATAAGTATAAATCTATACAACTAGGTAAACTAAAAAAACCTCCTTCTTTTGCTGCTTTGTATTTTTCATAATCATCTATAGAGAAAGCATAATTAAATAAATTAGTTTGATTATTGTCTGATAATTCAAATGTGTTTATCTTCATACCAGGTATTTGAATATAATAAACCCTATTTCTTACCATTTCTGAAGAATTACTGTCAGCTATATATATATTTTCAATATAATTAAATTTGTTTAAAATGAAATTGGCAATAGGTGTTTTTAAATTGTACCAATTGTTTTGTGTAAACTGAATAATTTCATTATATAAATTTTCCCACGATTTAGAAATAGGTTTAAAGCCTATTAATTTAGCATATGCTTTTAATGCCGAAAGTTTTTCATCTGCTGTCATATTTGAGTTTATAACACCATCTATTGTATTAGTTGATAATAATTTATTTTTGTTTAATTCTATTGTGAGTTCAGCTGCAACTACAGGCATTACAATAAAATCTATATTTTCTTGTTTTGAGAAATCAATTTGTGGATACTTATTTTTATATATAGTTATGTATTTATCTATTGTTTTTTGTGTTATTTTTGGATTTATCATTTTAAATGAATCTAATATGTCGTTCGTGTTCAACATTACAAAATCCTTTTTTAAATATTATATCAAAATATGTTATAATTAATACAAAAAAAGGATTCAGATGTCTTATTTAGAAAAAATAGCTGAAAAAAGCAAATTAGAAGATATTGCTATGACAGTAGGTGGAACAACAGCTGCATTAGTAGGGGCTGAAAAAGTAATTCAACAAACAAATGATTTAATGTTTAAAGTTAAATTGGGTAGTATTGTTAAATATGCTAAAAGAAAACATCCAGAACTAGGAAAAGTATCTGATAGTAAATTAAAAGCATGGGCTGGAGCAGTTTATACTTTATCTCCTAGAATGAGTAATAGTAAAGAATTGATGGCAGATGCTATATATCAAATTTATCAATATGGCGGTAATGTTGATTTAGCAACAGCTAAAATTATTGCTGATATTAATAGAGGTTCTAAACCAGATGAAGCATTAAAATACATTCAAACAGCAGGAAGTTTGTCTAGATAAATTCTAAGGATATAAAATGGATAAAAATAAAAGTATTGATGAGTACATTCTCGAAGAACAAGCTAAAGCCGATGCCCTCTATCCTCACACAAGGAAAGATGTTGAACCTGTGTTAGAAGGAGCATATAAAGGTGCCCTTGTTGGTGGACTTGGGTTGAGAATTTTTGATTCAGCAAGAAGTAAGAAAACCGGATTAATAGGTACGCTTGCTCACATTGGAACTGGTGCAGTAGCAGGTGGGGCATATGGTAAAATATCCAATAATAAAAAGGTAGATAAAGCTATTGAAGCAAGAAAACTATTAGCAGGTAAAAGAGTTTCAGACCAATACTTAAAAAAAAAGATAGATTTGGTAAAACAAAGTTCTGCTGGTAATTATTTGATTGTAAAAACAGCTGGTTTATCTAGGTCTGCTGAATTAGCAACAAATGAACTTGATGAACAAAAGAGAAAAAGAAAAGAAAACCAAGAAAATGTAGGTAAAGCCGCTTTATTCGGTGGAGGTGTTGGAGGTGTAATGGGTGGTATTGTAAATTCCTTCAGGAGAAAAGGGTTTATTAAAGGTTTTGTTCCAATGGCTGTTATGGGAGGAGCTAATTCAGCAGCAACAGCCGAATTAGATAATAAAGAAGAAAATGTTCTTTCTCCTGCAGCATTAAGTGGAGCAGGTATGGCAATAGGTGCTGGAGTGGAACCTTTAACTTCAAGACTGTTAGGAAGAGCCTACAAATCTGTTGGTTCAACCCCAGACACTTACTTCGATAAAGATGAATTAAAAGATATAAAAAAAGGTGAAGTATGGTCTAGAGCAGGTGAAAGAGCTAAAGGTTCAAAAAAAATATTACATTCTTTATCAAAATATCTTCTACCTAATATGATGTCAAAAACAAAACATAACTACAATAGTGATGATATTGATTTATATAAAGGAATGAAAGGTAGTCCTGTGTTAGATAAATCATTACTTGGACATACAGCTGGTAAAGCTTTATGGGGAGGTGTGTTAGGTTATGGATTAGTTAAATTACCTGAATTATGGATGAAACACCAAAAAGAGAAACAAAAACAATGAGTTTTTCTTTTGCTTCTTGTTTACCTATAGATAAAAAAAAATCAATAATTGTAGATAGTAAATTTTATAAAACAAACAATACTATTTATTTTTTCGATAATAATACATATAAAACAGAAGTTATACCATCACTTAGAAGAGATAATTATACTATTTTAACAGTGAAACCACCGTATAAAAATGGGTATATTTTAATCCAAATAGTATTCTCCGACGGAAAAACTGATGCTGTTGTTTTAAAATATGGGGATGGAAAAAAAAGAATAATTTATTCTGCTTTTAACAGTAAAGAAGGTCTTTCATTGTCTTGGGAGTCAATAACAAAAAACATAAAAGGTCAATTGACGGAATTAAAATATGGATTTTATTTTGCTTCTTACAATGAGATTGAAGACAATGAAATAATTAAAATAAATCAGAGCTTTGGAATAAATACAGATTGTAATTTGTGCTACAAAGAGTTAAACCAATTAACTAAATGTCAAAATGAATTAACAAAAATAAAAAAAGAATTATTTGATTATAATAATAAACCTAATAATATTGTTGAACAGACTATCAATATCACTCCAGGAATAAATCCAGTTAGTGATTCTACAGCTTTATCGACTTCAGAAATATCTAAAATAAAACAAATAAACTCTGCAAAACACATTACAACAAACACTAAAGTATCAATTAAAAACAATTCTTCGACTCAAAATATTAAAACAAAATAAGTTATATATTTGTGCACTAGGCCCTTATCAAAGGAATCTCTATATTAAAAGAGAAATTTAAGATAAAGGAATAAAATGTTTGATGTAAGTAAGCCTAGTGCATCCATCATGATATTAAAAAAAACTATACTTGATTCAGTTAAATTAGTAGTTAAGTTGGTTTTATTTATTTTGATGGTTCTTAAAAGGGGGGTATAAGCACCCTCCTTTTTTTTAGGTTAGCTTAGTGAGTTTGTGCGTAGATATATTCCATGTCTTGAGCATCAAATCCTAATTGAGCTGCAACTTGAGTTCCTGCATCATAATCAACAGTTCCTGCAGCAATACCGTCTACAATCGCTGCTACTTTTTCAAGTGGTGTGCAATAAGGGTCATCTACAATTGATGCTACTTTTTCAAGGCTAGCACTTTCTGAAGCTTCTTTAAATAAAACTTCTTGAGCTGCAACTAAATCTTGTGGTGCAATCCCCATTTCTTGAGCTGCTCCAAACGCTTCATCAGCTGTAATTCTTCCTTGTTCAAAATCACTGATTACCGCGGCTGTTTTTGTTAAATAACTCGCATATGGGTCGTTTGCTACTTTTAGTAAATCCATTTTCTTTCCTTTTTTTTGTTTATTTTATCATAATAAATCAAAATGGTCAAGGAATTAAAAATCTAATTGCTTAATATTCTGATTTTTAATATCTTCAATTACCTCTGATGGTTTTGATTTATTACTCACTTTTTGGTTAAAGGGCGTATATTTGTCTTTGAAAAAATCATTAAATGTTTTTTCACATTGAGTACTATCGCCCATTATTTGCTTCAATTCATCAAGAATCTTATATAAATCCTGGTCATAGATTCCAGAATACTGTAAGTTCATAATTATGCTACCCCTACTAAAGGAAATAGATATACTTGTAACATAATACCAAGTATCTTCTATCTTATACCATTTGTGAGGTTCTATTATATCAAAATTAGGCACTATTTGAATATTTCCATTGTTTATATTAGAAAAAACACTTCTCATTGATAATCCAGCATAGTATAACCAGACATCAGAAAAATATCCATTCATTTTCTCAAATAAGCTTTTCTTATTTAATTCTTTTTCAACAGGGAACAATATCTCAGGAACACTAAATGTTTCTATTTTAAAAACAGGTAAGTCTTTAAGTTTGCTCATCTTTTTTAAAATATATCCTGCTAACATTTGTGAACAATTTTGTGCAATACTGGAAAGCGTCATATTTTTAAAATCTATATTAGGTATCATCAAAGATGGAGTTGAAGCTAGATTATTGTTAGAACTAATTGAAATAACATCATCTTTTGATAAAACAATATCAGATTTGTTACCTTCAAAATATAAAATTCTAGGAGAGTCTATTGTATAACTATCAGTTTGGTAAGAATAATAAAATTCCATTCCTATAAAATTTAGTATTTGGGAGATTATATCTCCAACTGTACAAATTTTAGGTTGTAAAAATTTTGTAACAGCCTCATTAATTCTGTTATTTACAAGACTCCCTCCTGTTGTAGAAGTATTTTTTAAGGCTTGTAAAACAGGGGAAATATTTCTTCCTTCCGTTATCTTTATCTCATTTCCTATAAGTTCTGATAGAAAACCTACAACATCTCCTTTTTTTATATAAGTATGAAATAAGTTATTTATTTTTGTTGCTGAATAAAATAATACTTTATCTCCGCCAACTATATCAAGTAATAAAGGGTTTTCAGTTGTAGAAATTACTACTGTTTTTGATAAGACTAGTGGCAAAGGATCTGATTTGGAAATAGATACCCCTGAATATACCCTATTTAATTGTTTTGTTATATTTAATAATTTAGCACTTTTCTTACCTATATTAAATGTTTTTTCACCTACACTAAAACTGAATGTTTCTTTGTTCGCTAATTCTTTTGTTTTAGCTGATACACTAAGACTATATCCTGTTCCTAAATGTGGTGTATATGTTGTCTGCCAATTTAAACTATAAATATCTTCTAACCCTTTGATTATCTTTATATTGTCAGAATTAACTACATTTATTTGTTCATTACTTTTCCCTATTCCTGATATTTGTGTAATAGTATAAGGTAATTCAGAATATTCATTGACATTTATAGAATCTAATTTTATTTCCCCTGAGAATTCATTTGAAAATAATTTAAATTGTTTATCAGGAGAAAAGCCTTTTTTGTCTAAAGATTGCACAGTAAGATTAATAGAAGATATATCTTTCCCATAATAAAATATTTTTTTATTATTACCTATTGGCGAAAATTCTTGTGTTGTAGCAACATGTGATATGCTACTTCTTGTAATAACATTTGTTTTTTCTAACATTTTATCTTGAAGTGTTATATTACCCATTAGAAACACCTACAAATCCAACTGATGTATTTTTATATGGGGCAGATATTTCACCCCCACTAACTTCTTTTGTTATATTATTCGCAATATACTCTCCTGAAAATTTATCTGAAAACAGCATACCATTAATATTTATTGTTTTATTTGGTGTTTTTTTGTTTATTGTTAAAATGGTTCCTCTTACAAGACCTTTTTTAGAATTAATATCTTTTCTTATACCTGCATCTCCACTAATTGCTCTATCTACGGCTAAATCGTATCGTAATCCAACATTTTTACTTACAATTAAATCTTCTACTTTATCTTCTCTTCCCTTACTAATAACTCCTCTTCTTAAATCTCCCATCTTCTACCATCCTATTTTTTTTCTATTTTATCTAAAATGTCTTTAATTTCAGTTAATAAACTTGTTTGTTTTTTTGTTAATGCTAAAGTTACTTGTTTTGTTTGCCTGTCTGTAAGATGAGCTGTTGATGCTAGTGTTTTTTTATCTTCCTTATTTTCAAACCCAAATTCTGAACTTACATTAGCTAAACTTTGAATTCTAGTAAAGTCTTCGTAACTCATATTTTGGTTACCTTGCTGTTTTTTAACTATAGAATATGCTCCATACATATCTCCATCACCCATTTTGGATAATACTTTTTGCATTACTTTGTCGTCTTTAACGTTAAGAAGATCTTTCATATCGTCAACAATTCCTAGCTCTTTTTGTCTAGCTGCACTAACACCACTTTTTAATGCTTTAGCCATATCACCACCACCGTAAGAAGCAACAAATTGTCTAGTATTTTGTAATAAGTTACCATCATTGGAATCTGTTGCTATAGATAACATAGTTTTTGTATCATTGTTTTTTACAGCTTTAAGCATCTTATTTCTTTGCTCTTTGTTTAACGTTTGTAATCCTATAGCAAACTTGATTGCCCCACCCTCTTCCAATTCTTTTATTTTTTTTGGAGTAAAGAATTTTACATTTTTCATTGCTACAGTTTTATCTATTTCGGCAACCATTTCTATTTTGTCTTCACTATCTATAGTCTTGCTTTTTTTTATATTAGCCCTTAATCTATCTAAAACTTTTGGGTCTGTAACTAAATCTATTTTAGGAGATTTAATCAATTCTTTAAAATCAGACACATTACCTTTTGAAGCAGCTAAATACAATTTATTAACTTGATTTTTACCTAAATTTTTCACTTCTTTAAATTCATTTTCATTAGACACAAAACTACGGATAAGTTTATCATTTTTTACTTTCTTTTGTTTGGCTAAAAATTCTTTAAAAGTAATGTTTTTATTTTCTTTCTTTTCTTCTGAGAATTCATTATAATATTCATACCCTTGTATTAGTTTCTTTGCTTCTTTTTTTGTTTTTGGTGCATTTCTCTCTAACAGATACATCTCTTCTAATCCTGTATGACCTTTATCTTTTATAATGTTTCCCCATGATTTCTTAACATGTTTAAATTCATTATTCTTTTTAAATACAGATATATAATCCCCTGTTGAGATATTGTCTGCAAGCATAACTTTTAAATAATCACTATCAAAAGCATGAAACATCTCTGTAAAAGGAAGCATATGGTAAGTTTTAGCTTTTTCTCCATATGCTTGTTTAAAATAATCAATAGCCGACATACTGCTATCATTTTTATATTTTCTCTTGAAAGCCATCTTAAATGCTGCTGTTGCATCTATTGAGCCAGACCTAACTAAAACATTATTTTGAATATCTTTTAAAAGCTCTTCTTTTTCTTTTAATGGATCTTTTTTTGAAGTATCCATAATATCACTATAATTTTTTGCTAAAAATTTATAAACATTCTTAACCCCGAGTTTTGTTTTAAAGTCAGCAATTTTATGTCGTAAAACAAAACTTTTATTTTCTTTAGGATAGGCTGTTATTCCCCTATTCATATCTTGAATTTCAGCGGCAATTTCTTCTCCATAATCTCCACCGAATATATCACCCAACCATTCTGTAGTATGTCTCCATTTTCTTCCAATATATGCAGCAGTGCTAGTTTTTTCTCTTGCAAGAGAATATTTGTTAAATGCATTTCTAATATCAGTATTTGATTTAACTGAATCATTTTGGCTTGTAAGCCAATTAAAATTTCCATAAGTTTCATAGCCTTGCACTAAAACACCCGCCATACTTAATTGTTCACCTTTTATTCCTCTGTATTTAAGAGCCTTAAGAATTTCATTTTTATCTGCATGCGGCATTTCTTTTTTTATATGTTTTATTAGTTGAATGATCGGGTTTTTATATTGTTCAACACTTCCCACCTCTTTATTATTTTGAATTGCTGTACTAAGTAAGTCATTATCATAGAAGAAAGAGCCAAATTCTTTGTTTGTTTGTTGAAAATGTGTTATAAGTTTATTTCTTTCAGAATAGTTCATATCAAGTATTTTTTGGTAATTTTTATTTAACGAGCCTCCTTTTTCTTTTTGTAAATTCATAGCAAGAAACATTAATTGGTTTTGCCCCATTCCTTGCTCACTTTGCATAACTTCATTTGCAGCTTGATTTAAGGAAGAATATACAGATAAGGCCTTCTTTTTATCAGAAAAAACACCTGGCATAAATCCACTTCTACTTAAGGCATTTATTTGAGCCGCTTCAGATAAAACTCTCTTTGTTATAATCCTTTCATCTGTTCCTACATTATCTTTTTGTGCTACTTCCATCCCTATTTGTTGCTCTATGATTTCTTTAGAGATACCTGATATATTTGACACGCCTTTTATCTGTTTCATAATATCAAATGTTTCGGCTCTAGTAAAACCTATTGATTTATATTTAGTTAAACCATCTAATAATTTACTAGGATTAGTTTCACCTAAAAACTCTGCCAAATCCCTAACCCTGTCTTTTAATGTTCCAACAATATCTTTGTATTGTCTACTAGAGTTAACATCATTAAGAAATCCATGTGAATTAAATTTTTTCATCATTTCCTGAATGTCATCTACAGAAAACATTGTGTCGTCAGCAGCTTCATCTCTAATTTGTTTATTTATTCCTTTAATTGTATTACTATCAAATCCTTCACTTCCATCTTTTCCTATAAAATTAGATGTAATAAGGGCAGTTTTTTGAAAGTTTTTGTATCTATCATTTATATTTTCTCTTACTTGATCTGCTACAGCGCTAACTCCAGTTCCTACAGCTAAACCTGGTAACATAGGTAACCCCATAGCCAAAGCACCTAACCCTAACTCTAAACCATAAGTATTAGCATGACCAATAGATAAATCATGTTGTGCTGAGGCAGCAAGTTGAGCATCAATTCCATTCATACCTATATGTCTATGTAGCCCTAATAGATTATGAGTAACATAATCTGATAACCCAAAATCATAATTATTATATTGTTTGTCTAAAAACGACATATTTCCTGTTATATTATAACCTGTATTAGCATTTGGCATAAAGAATTGATTATAACCCATCATACTGTTAAACATATGGGATGTGTTTGTTTGAGGATGTTGCATCATCATCATCATCATATATGGGTCATTCATAAAATTATCATTCATTTTATTCCTTTAAAAATTCTATACCTAATAACATGTCTTTTTCTGTCACTTTCTTTTCTTCATTTTTTATATTAAAATATTTATCTATATTTTCTAAAATAGAGGAGTAAGTTGTTTTATAATCATCATTTTTTTTCAAAGATGCAATCATAACATCATTTAAAGCTTTCATTTTTAAATATCTTTTTTTATTTAAGTTTTCAATAACAAAACAAGCCAATAATAATTTTTTCAGAGTAACATTAGCTGTTTTGTTGTCAACATAAGCTTTGATATAGTCTATTAGCCACCCAACTTTCCCAGCATATCATTTATCTTTTCGTGACCAAGTAATGTGCTTATTTTTTTTAAACGGTTTAATTTTATCTGGATTTGAGTATGTATTGCCAATGGAATATTTTCTTCAATCCAAGCAACTTTTTTATTTAGATCATGAAGTGTTTTTACTGGTTCGAATTTTTTATCTTTATATTCAAATAAACACATAGCAACACCAGCTAAGGCTACTTTAAATTCAAAAACCCCTACAGAATTATCGGCTTCTTGCTCCATATATTCATAAAGTATTTCTGTTTCTGATATAAAACCAGTTCTTAAAGTAACATGTATTTTATTTAAAATAGCTACTTCATCTTCAATATAACCTTTGTCTACTAACTCTACAATTCTATAAACAATATCTTCTTCACTTAACTTTAACTCTTCCATTGTTTTATCAAAAAAATTCTCATATTCCTCTTTCTTAGACTTATCTTTGTTGTCTGTACTACTCTTTGCTTCCATATTTTGTTTTATATTGTTGTTTTTAAATAACTCTGTGTTAATTGTATCGTTCATTTTTTGTTCCTTTTTATTTTTTTAGTTTTTCACATAATTGTATTGTTAGTAAATTATACAATAATATTGTTTCTTTTTCAAAACCAGACCCATTATCTATTATTTTTATATTACCTTTATTTATGTCAACCAATATCCCATTCTCTTTATTATAAGGAAGAGTGGTTTTTATTTTATTGATAACAAATTCAAACACAGATATTAGATTTTTTTGTGATTCGTTGTTTAGTGTATAGAAATTAGGTAATACAATTTTTTTCCCAATAAACTCAACATCGTTAATGCAGTCAGAAAAAACTTTTATTTTTACTGTATCATCATTTAGTGCTTCTATTATAGTTTTTTTATTTAGTTCCGCCTCTATAAAAGAAATAGTTTCTATTCTAGTAAAAGGCTGGAATTGATTTAAAATTGATTTAATTTCAACATTATTTACATCTATAACCACAGCAATTAACCTTTCTTTAAATTAGGAATAACAACACTACTTGCATTCCCTATTATGCTTGATTTAGACATAGAGATATATGACATTGTTGTATTCTTATCTTCATCATTTATTTTTTCTTTTTCAATATATAAAACAATATTAGTTTTTGCTTTTAAATAACTTTTTTCTGTATCAACATAAAATATATTATCTGCCTTTATGTAAGTTGTTGGAGCAGTTAAATAAACTCCTTTTTCAAACGCAGTAAAAACATCTTTTACAATTAAATATTTCTTTATATATAATGATTTCGCAATAATTTGCCCAGAAGGAACAATAAATGTTTTACAATCAGAATATATTTGATTTGTTTTTGTAAAATACACATTATTGTTTTTTGTAATAGAAAAACTTATTGCATCTCCACTTTTTAAAGATTGCACAACAAATATATTGTTTTTATTTGAAACAATATTTACACTGTCTTTAATATTTAATAAATATGCTGCTTTATCTTCAAGTGAATCATCTAATGATATATTTATAACATTAGATTTGGCATTTACAATATTTGTATTTATATTAAAATACGATTTATATTGTTTATATGTGTTTAATGTAGTATTTTTTGAATTCAGATAAACAGCTTCAGATACATTTACCTGTAAATTACAATAAAAGTTAATTATGGCTTTCTTATATAAAATTTCCATATACCATGGACTCTCGGATATAGGTGTGTTTTTAATGTACATAGATTTTCCCCATATTCTCATTGTGTCGGATGAATATATTTTTTCTTTTTCAACAATAATTTCCTCTTTATTTTTTAATACATTAAAAACATTGTTATTAAAATTATATTTATTTCCTTTTTTATCTATTGCTTCATAACTCACTATCTGATATTTATTGCCATCTATCACACATTCATAAGAAAAGTATTTATATAATTTTTTATTTATATTCTCCGTAAAAAGGTTTATTGCTTCCCTTGATATTTTGTGTGTTTTATCTTTATCTGTTACTGTTAATGTATTTTTATTATCATCATAAACATAAGATGTTTCTGTTAAGTCATAAATAATGTCTTTTGTGTCTGATATTACAGCATTTAACAAAACAATGTTTTCTATTGGTATAGGTAATTCAACTTCTATTTTATGTTCAAATAGTGCAGACCTTACATCTCCTTTAATATTTATTAAATATGGTTTATTATTATTTTTAGGAATAAATAAGGCATAAGAGTTGTCTTCTGTTTTATTTTCAGTAACCTTAAATAAAGCCTTTGTTTTTATTCCAAAAAATAGAAACGCTTTACTTAAAATTCTGACACTGTTAAAATCAACCCTCATAGTTGCTAAACCTGAAAAAAATTCTATAAATTTTTTAGTTATTCTATACCCATTTGTGCTGACATTATCAGATTTATCACCTTCTTCTTTTTTTATGTAAAAATCAGCTGGATATTTAACTTCTTCGGGCAAATCTTCTGAGTTTATTTCTTTTATTCTTTCATCAATATTTTCCTTTTCAGTATCAATTACATATAATTGTTTTTCATCGTAATCTACTATAGTTTTTTCTATTACACTAAAAAACCCCTCTATTTTAGAAACTAAAACTAAATCATCTTTTTCCAATCCCAAAACAGGGTTATATTGAGTGTATATTTTTCCATATAAAGCAGAATCTATTTCTATAGTATTGTATAATGGATCTACTTTTGTTACAAAACCCAAAAAAAGATGGGTTTTTGTATTTTCGAGTCCTTTTGACATAAATTATGCTTCTTTTCCAATTGCCATAAAGTTTTCAACAACATAAACTTGTCCAGAAGATGCAGAATAAGTGTATTTTATAGCAGGGTTTTGAATTGTTTTGCTAGGAGCCCCTATTAATTGTATTCCATTTACACTTTGAATAGCATCACCATTATTAAACATTGCCTTACTTACTTGTAACTGTAACATTGATTCCATTCTTAATACAGCATGTATTTCTGAACTACCCGCCTCATATAATGGTTGCGGGTCTTCTCCATATGTTAAACTGTAGTTTATAATAATACCAGTTGCAGCAGCATTAGTTGAACTCATAGTTCCTTTTGTTAAAGCCATCTTTTATCCTTTTTTATTTACTTTTAGATTTTACACCTAATTTAATTGCATTTAATGAAGTAGGTGTTACAACTTCCACTGAACCTTCTATCGCTCCAACTTCATTAGTATCTATTTTAACAACTAAATTAGAGTAAGATAAAATAATTGGTCCTAATAATATATTCGAAGTATCCTTAATAATACTTTTTAATAATACTTCAATTTTTTGAAGTATTTCATCCTCATTATCGTGTGTCACATTTCTTTTCCCTACATAACCATCAACTGATTGTTTAATTTGAATAGCAACATAATCTAAACATCTAACTTTAGAAACTTCCATTTCTTCTATAGAATTCATATCTGTAGTTAATTGTCTTATAATATATGGATAAGAATTAAATGATTTTTGAGAAATTACCATAACTCCAGCACTAGCTATTTCATCTAACTCTGATTCTTGAAAATAGTAAGAAGAATTAATTACCCTGTCAAAAACAGTAATAGCCATATTTGATAAACCTTGTTGAGGTGGTAAATGAGCCATAACAGCCTGAATAACAGCAGCACCATAATAACCAGCATATACATTGTTACCTTTTACAAACTTATCAGGGAAAACTAACACCATATGCATATTATTAAAAGATTTAGGATATTCTTTTATAATTTTTTTAATTTCGTTTTTTGTATTTAATTTAGCAACAACTAAATCTTGACCATCTAAAGCTTCTTTTACTTCTAACCCTTCTATAATAGGAGTTATTATGATTTTTTTGTCAGTTACAACATCTTGGATTTTTGCTATGGCTTTTCCTGAATATGTTTCTCCTATGTCATTATAATATTCTTCGTCTGCAAGTTTAATATCTTTATTTCCAAAAATATAATCACCCACGCGAATATCACTACTACTAAAACCACCATTGTCTAATGTTACAGTATATGTGCCATCATCATTATCTTCTACATTGTAAGAAGAAGTTTCTATTTTTTTAGTTATAATTGGCATCTTAATCGAAGCTACACCCATTTTAAAGTTAGATACTTCACCAGTCGATACTTGTTCTGTTAATCTATTTAACAATCCAATAACTTTTTTGTCCGATGTAAGTGGGGTTATACTATAAAAATCTTCTACATTCACAAGTGAATCAAAAACTTTAGAATAACTCTCTAAATCATCTTTTATTGTTGGCATAACTTTAATTTCGAAGCCTGGCACTTCTTGGGCAATTAAATGCAATGCTGTACCTAATTTATTTTTCTTAGAAGGTTTTCCTAATAATTTTTTGTAGTTAGAATAGTTTACTGTAAGAATTTGATTTTCTAAATCAGTTCTATATGCATCAAAAAAGTTATTTAAAAATCCGTCAAAAACTTTTGCTGTTAAAACTCCCCCACTATAATTAGGAATCACCATATTTGCTGTAGACACAACAATGTTATTTAAGCTAGCATCTTTATCTGTAGGCTTATAAACAAAGTAAGTTAAATAAAACTTACCCTCACCTTTAATTAAAACATCCGTTCCACTATATGGTGCAGACGAATAGCTATAGTCTTTTTGTGTTAATTCAACATCTTTAAATTCTTTAACAATATCAGTTTTTAAAGATTTAGTTTCATCAACATCATAAGGAATTTCATCCCATAAAAGAATAGCTAAGTCATCTCCATCTCTATCAAAATCCCTAATAACTATATCAGTAAATTTACTATCATCATCTGGATCGTATACTCTAAGAGTATCTCCTTTTTGCAATCCTTGGTCAATTAAATCGCTTTCTGATGCTTGACCATCATCACCTGTTTCTTGAATAAAGATATATTTATGGTCTTTATCTTTAACATGCCCTTTCAACTCATTGTCACCAAAATCAAACAAGAATTTTGCAATAGAAGCACCCCATTCAATAGAATTAGCGTCCACCGTACTACCTTCTCTGGCTCCAGCTATTTTAAAATATTTACCTTTATCATCTAGTTGATCATTTAATTTTGCAATAGTCACACTATTTAAAACAGAAAAATTAAAACTTTCAGAAATAGAATGAAATTCATCCATTATTGGACCTACAATTAGCCCTTTAAGTAAAGAATCTAACATAACTGGTGCAGAAGCAATTATATCCTCTTGTACGGATACATAAGGTCTAATAGAAATCATTATTTATCCTTTTTTATTTATTTTTATTTCATCTTGTGCCTGTTGGTCAAACACTATGAAGTTATTGTATTTTAACATTTTTTCTTTAAAAAGTAAAATATTGCTTTCTATATAATAAATACTCCAATCTATTTCACATTCATACATATCATCATAATCTTTAGTTGGCACAATAGAAGACATTGATGGCTCCATAACTCTGGCTATATCAGAAAACATTTGAGATAAAACATTGTCCGAAACAGAAAGAACTAAATTATAAATTTTATAACCTAATTCTTCTAATTCAACCCTGTTATGTGCATATAGCTTGATTTGCATTTGGGCATTTAACATATGAACTCCTAACAAGTTTTCATTAGGGTTTATATTTTCTCCAGAGTTTATATGTATAGATATATCTTCTGTGCCAACAGGATTAAAACTCGAACCAGGCACAGCTAAATTAGCAGGAGATAATGTTCCTCTATTGAATAATATATAAATTGGATTTTCTCTAGCTTTATTTTCATTAAAAAAGACATCAGTTTCAATATCTTCTCTACCTATATCAGAAAGGAATAAGTTTGTTAATACCATATAATAACCAATCATTTCCTTGGGATTAGTTACTTTTCTATTAAAAGAATTTATTGTAGATGTAGAAAAAGAAATCTCTGTATTTTTTTGTTTCTCTCCAATATCTATTACTTTTACAGAATTATTGTCCAATGCCACCCATCACCTCCTTCATCTTATTATGTAGATTTTCCTTTATGGATTTATAAACGTTGGAATTTGTTGGTAGCGATGAAGTAAATACTTTTTGACTTATAGGGTTATTATTGAAAAGTGTTAATGTTGTTTTATGTATAATACTTAAATCACCAATATCTACAGAGTAGATTAGATCTGATTGGGTTAAGACAATATCAGGGAGTAAAGTAATATATGCATTATTTCCTACTGCAGGATTTAATGGTTGTTTACCACTCTCAATAGTTGGGGAATCTACTGGTTGGTCATTAAAGTAAAATCCATAACTAAAAACAGGTAATGAATACTTATCTACATAGCCAGTTCCACCACATGTTTTACAATTGCTATTATTTGAAGATTTATAATCCTCATCCCAACAATCGGGACAATGTTCTTTATTTTGTTTTTTAAATAAAAGCAATCTCATTCCATTTACGTTTTTTGCTTTTATGTAAAACTCTTGTCTTTTTACTTTATAAACCCCTCTTTGGAACGGTTTTAATTTGTAATTTGTTGTGCTAACAATAACATTTTTTATAATTTTGTTGTCTTTTAAAAATTCCACTTCAAAAGGAAAAAAATCAACATTATAATCAATAAAATTAGAGAATCCTGAAAATAAATAATCTATTTTATCTTTATTGTATGGTAACTCGCCAACTAATTTTTTTTCAGATGAAGAGTGTTTTGTCCATACTCGTAAAGTATCAGCTGTTACATTTTCATCCCAAATGTAAACAATAATAGAATTAACTGTGTCTTTTATTAATCTAATCATCTAATACCCTATAGTAATTAAACCATCATACATTTCATTACTACTTTCCATATCTGATGCATTAGAATACACACTTCCCCAACATTCATTATAGAAAGAAGATTTAACCATAGCATTGAGCATTAAATTAGCCCTTTGTCTATACATTTGTTCTAATTGTAAATATTCACCTTGTTTTCCATATAATGAAGTACCATTATTATTTGTATCAGCCACACTCACTTGATTTCTAACTTGAATAAAAGCCTCTGATCCCATCAAGTTGGCTATAATTAAGAACATTATTATACTTTTTCTTATTTTACGACCTGACAAAGAAGGATATTGAGTCAATATCTCATCTTCTACCATAGGTAATATCACGTCGTACAAATCATCTCTAAACTGTTCCATATTGTCATTAAGGAAATTTAATTCTGGTTTGTCTTGAATAAATTCTTTAATGTCATCAATATCTACATATAGAGCCATGTGTTATTTTCTTCTTGATGTTGTTTTTCTTGAATTAGTTTTTTTAGTTTCAACAACAGGTTCTTTTGTTTCTTCAACAACAGGCTCTTTTACTTCAGTAACAGGTTCTTTTGTTTCTTCAACAACAGGCTCTTTTACTTCAGTAACAGGTTCTTCTTTTTCTTTTTCCACTTTAACAGTTTCTTTTTCCACTTCAACGACAGGCTTTTCTTTTGCTTCTTCCTCTTTAATAGTTTCTTTAAGTATATCAAGATAATCATCCTTTTCTTTTTCTACTTGTTCGTTTTTTGTTGATACACTACTATAATTAATATATTCTTTAAGTGCTTCAACAGACATTTGTTTTCCTGTAATATCTTTTACAATACCTTTATTAGTAACACAATATTGAAGAATTTTGTGAGCATTTGATTTTAAATTATCATCACTTACAAAAATAGACTTACTAGGATCTATTAACCTACCATTTAACACTAAAACTGCTTTACTTGTGTTAGTAAAAGTCATTTTTTTTCCTTTTTTTTCTTAATTATAACATAAAAAATTATTAAGTAAAATAGTTTACCACAGCATAATCTATAAAATCATCATTTGTGTTCCCATTAATTCTTATCTTGTCTAAATATTTATCTGTGTTTATGTTAAAATACAATACTTGCTCTTGTTGGAATATTTTTATATCATCTAAATGTTTTATAGACAAATCTGGTTGTTTATACCATTCTATTGTTTGTTGAATAAGAAATTCTTTATCGTCACTAATGTCATTAAAACCATTCGCCTCTATTCCACCACCATTAGGAACTATTAATTTAGCACCACCCCCTCCAATTATTTTGAGTTCTGGGTCTGGAGGGCAGTAAAATCCTTCTATAATTTCATCATTAAAATAATTAACACATCCTAACCACATTAAATAAAAAGTGTTATGTCTGCCAAACCATGAGTATCCTATTTTTTTAAACAGTTCATCAATACTTTTAAAGTTATCAACAACAAATCTAGCTTTAACTTCTTCTTTTTTATCATGATATAATTCTATTCTCTGATACTCTTGACTATTATATGAATCTAAAACCCAATCGGAGTATCTTGCTTTATTTTTTGTTCCTTTTTTAAAATATTCGCCTTCTCTATCTAATATAAAATATTTGGTTTTAGCCCATCCTTCTAAATTATTGTTCACAATTTCTTCAGTAAAACATTCAACAATATAATCATTATCACCTGGCTTTGTATAATAATATATATCATGTTCTAATTCCAACGGGGCACCATAACAAGGTTTTCCAGTTGGACTACAATACTTATCTAACTCTGGTTCCCCATGTATCTGCCACCACTCATCTTTAAGTGGGTCAAGCCCTTTTAACCATGTAGCTATTGCCCAATCAGATGCATTACACGCGCAAGGTGCTTTATATGAACCAGCTCTTTTACAAGGAACAGGTAATCCAGCCGTTAAACCTCTTGCAGGAAAAGAAGCAAATAAAGTTAAATGAATAGCGAAATTTTCTTTTAATATCAAAGATTTTGATTGTAAATTAAAATATAATGTTCTGAACTTACCTTTATAAAAATATCTAAATTTATGTATTTTATGTTTTTTTAATCTTTTGTAGAATGTTTTATTGTCTACTTCTATATATCTAATATTGTGATAATATTTATTTTTCATCTCTTTTTCAATTGAATCCATTAAAAATGGAGTCAACATTTCTCTCATTGCGGGAACTTTAACTACTATTTTTTTTTCATTTTTATATTTACCACATCCACCTTGGTTTGGAGGAGGACAAGGCCCTACCAATTTATACAATATAACATCTTTTTGTTCATCAGGTATATTTGTTAACCATGGTTTTTTGCCTGGTATAACTTCCAGTGTTTTTGGTTTTACTGTTGATATAAACAGACTAGCCATTTTTTTTCCTTTTTTTTGTTATTTTAATATATTCAACATAGACATTGATGCAGCCCAATCAGGTGAAGTAGAAATAGATGAGTTATCTAATGCTATTGGGTTAATTTTTATCTCACTACCTTTTATTTTAAGTCTAAATAAATCATTTTTATTTATTTCAACATTTGTATATTGTCTGTGAGTATAAAAGAAGTCAACTATGCTAGTCATTCCATTAATCCATTTCATTGCAGCCAACCCATTACCATAAAGTAAATTCATTGGTATTGCAAGAGATATTTGAGGTATTGAAAATGATGAAGAAATACCACAACCAGGACTATACCCTGTAAATGGAGGATTATGTACATTAGCATTTGTTAAGGTTGTATTAAAACACATTCTCCCACCGGCCCAATTATATGAAGCTATGGATATACTTGACATAATAAAACTATTGTAATTAAATGAAATAGGTAGTCCTTCTAGAAATTCTGTTGATCCCATAAGACTAGTATCACCATAATATGGACCATTTGCTATCATTCTCCTATTTCCCAGATTTCTACAATTATGGTAATTCTTGAAATCAAAATCCGCTTTAATATTATCAGAAAAAGATTCTGTTTTAGTTTCTATTTCTATCGTTTTTGTCTCTTTATTATAATTTATGGTTGCTATTTTAATATAATCTTCTTTTTGATAAGACACAATGTTACCGTTCAATGGATTTAAATAAATGTTATTTTCTCCATTTTCTAATCCTATTATACGACCCATAACCTTAACCGAATTAAAGTTTATTTCAAACATATTATTCCTCCCTGTCCGTTACACTTACATCTTGTGGAACTATTATTTTTTTTAATAGCTTACCATCAATAATAGGTCTAGTTGGAACCATATCGTAAATCATAGAGTCTGAAACATCTCCCAGGTCGTCAATATATCTTCTTATTTCTTCAACCGTCTCTTCTGATAATACCTGTTCATTTTGAGTGGAAATCACATCTTCAGCAGATATACTGGTATTAACTCCTTCAACACCTTTAATCAATTGATTATTTAAAGATTTTATATATTCATTAGGATATGCATACCCTTTTAAATCTTCCTTAGTAAATCTCATATCTTCTTCTCTAAAATCTTTAACTTTTTCTTTATCAACAATAGCGGCAATATGTTCTTGCAAATTCTCATGGAATATGCCATTGTCTGAGATTGAATGTCCTTCTACCATTAAAGATTGTTTTTCTTCTATATTTGATCCATACAATCTTTTTGTTGTTTTATAAACAAGATTTCCTACCAATATTTTATCATCTCTTTCTATCTCAAAGTTAAATCCACTATAAGATAATTTATTATACACATTTATACAATTTTTTGTTGGTTCTGCTTTGTGGTTCGGAGTATCTTCCACTAAAAAATTTCCATATTCTGGATCTCCGTCTTGAAGAAAATCAGGCCAATATTTATCTTTTTTTATCTCTTCTTCTCCGCCCATCTTGTCAACAAATCCATGTCTTATTGGCATATCTATACTAAATTCATCATTATTTTTGTTAAATAGAAACAAAATTGTTTCATCTATTGCCATATCAGAATAATTTGAGAAATATATTTGCATCCAAACACTGTCATATTTTGAATACACTTTTTTTAATGTTTCTCTTTGTGCTATTTTAATATGAAACACATTAGAATACACTCCTTTATATTTTTTAAGGACATGTATAAACTTATATCTAAAAATATTTTTAAACACAATCCCATTTAAAGATATTGGTTTATTTAATTTAAATTTCTGTTCATTAGAATAATAAGGGTTTAAAGTTCTAGGCATATTTATATACACATCATAATAATCAAATAAGGTATCTTTTATATCTACTTCTATTATTTGTAAATAAAGAGGATATTTAAAATTACGTAAATTTAAAAGTTTTGATGTAGAAACAAAATTTTTTACAATAGGTTTTAAATCCATAATTTCTCGGCTAAAGTAATTAAAAGTTATCTTATATTCATTACTACTATCTATTGCTCTTATATATCTAATATCACCACTTTTAATGTAGAAATTTGATTTATGTAAATAAAATACTGATGCCTTGGCTTCAATATTTATTTTTGAAGAATTAATAGTTGTTACTTCGTTTTTTATAGTAAACGAATAATAAGAACTCTCTACATTTTTAATAAATTCATAATTTTTAAGAAATGAATAAAATACATTTTGTTTCTCTATAGGATAAGTATCTATATAATAATCCACTCCTTTATAATTAAAATGAGTTTCTTGATTATCAAAATAATATATATTACTCATTTCTTTTTTTGATAACTCAAAACCAACTACTTTCCTTATTCCATAAGGAGATATACCCATGCGTTTACACTCATTATTTGCTCTTATAACATCATCAGAAAGAAGTATTTTTTTATAATAATTCATAGTTTTTCTATCCCAATCAAAAGTGCCATCTTGTTTAGTCTTAAATATGTAAGCAGCTCTCCTATATGAAGGTTGTAAATATACATTTAACAAATAAATTAATTCTACAGATGAAATAGACTTCCTATTTATTTCTAATCCGTCAGAAGAATATAATATATTTTGTAAATGTCCTGATATTTGTCCATTATTAGAATACAAATACACAAATAATTTATTGTAAGTATTGTTGTTGTTTTTGTTAACAACATAAAAACCAATGCCTTTTTTAATTAAAGAAAGTTTACCAACACAAAAAGAATTCTTTAAAGAATAATATATTGGCATATTAAATATTCTTTTATATGGTCCTCTCATATTTTTGTAGGCATTCCCAGAAATTAAATTATCAAATATTATATTGGTCATTGAATAGTTAACTAATTTTACCCAATCAGTCTCATAAAAAGGAGCAGCTTTGTTTGGTTTTTTTTGCACTTTATTAAACCTTATACTTCTGTAGAGTCCTTTTTTTTGAAATTCCGATGTAGAATATATTCTTAGTCTTATTAAGCTGTTTATTCCAACAGATTTTAGATTAATTATTCTTTTATAAATAATAATATTTAAATCAGTAAAATCACTAATTATTCCATTTAATATATCTATCTTATCAATTTTTGTTTTAAGAATAAATTTAGATGTTTTTCCATATACTTCATTTAATTGGTAAATACCCCACATATCACATAAATACAAACTAACTCCATTTAAATTTGCAATATTTCCATTTTTAACTTCACTAACTTTAAATATTTGTTTATAAAAATCCTTTGTATCTATAATATAATATTCCCCTTTTGGTGCAACAACAGGAATTATATGTAAACAAGCCGAAACCAATGATTTTAAATTGTATGTATCTTTGTATTTTAATTTTAATGAATACACTGAATTCAAATTATGAAGTAAAAATATATTAAAATATTGTTCTTCTGAAGTTACAGGAAGTAAATCATTATTTAATTTAACAATTTTTACAAATGGTTTAATAATATAATTTAAAGAAATAGTTGTAGGTTCTTCTATAGTGTAATTATCTTCAACTTCTGTTAATACAGTAATATCTCCTATTCTAATGTGTAAAATTAATGGTATTCTGAAAAAGTAATTTTTATTTGTAATACAATAAGGATGATTTTTGCTGTTTGTCCATATACTGGTATATTTATTTTTTTTATTTAATCTTGTTAATATAGGGAAATTACAACCCATAAAAAACAATTCAGCATTTTTAATAACACCCCATGAATTCGTAAGAACAAAAGCTTTTAGATTTAAATTTTTTAAATAAAACATTGAAGAAGGTAAAGCAAAATCTACTTTATAATCATTTATTTTACATTCGAAGTTGGCTCTCATAATTACAGATTTTATTGAAAATAAAGTTCCAACATTATGAAAGTGAGTCCTGTTAAATGGATTCCTTAATGTTGAATAAAAACAATTATAACTATAAACTTCTTTTAACTTTTTGTTTTTAGTAAAATTAGAAATAGAAAAATCTATATAATCAATATAATATTCATTAAAATTGTGATACTCTCCAACAAACTGAACTACATTATTTGCTGACAAATAGCATTCCGGAGTTACAAAACCTTTTAAATTTTCTTTTTTTATTTGAAAAGATATACACTCAATAGTTAAAGCATTTAGTGTTTGTATATTAAAGTGAGCCTCTATATAAAGAATCTCTAAAGTATTTAAATTAAGATACCCTAATACCATTTGTGGTTAACCTCCATAATCGGACCATAATAACATTCTAAATTAGATGAATTTATAGATAAATCCCATTGATTATATCTTCCATTAACATTTATTTTATACTTGTAAGGAATATAATATGTATTACTATACCATTTTTTAAGTTTTATTGGTAGTATTACTTTAACAAAACTCTTAACAACAGACAATAAATTAATATTTTTATTAAGAGTAAACGGTTGATTAAGGGAATAAATACTGTTTAAGTTTTGTTGCATTGAGATATTTAATTTCATTTGGTTGCTTTTTATTTGTTTTAAATCCTTGTTTCTTGTTCGCTTAATAACATAGGTATTATACACATCCTTACTAGATAAGAAATATCGGTGATAACTTATTGGTGCATTTGCCGTTAAATTATTTAATTCATCTAAATAAAATTTAACAATAAAATTACATTTACTGCTACCAACATTGCTATATGGAACAATCATATTATGTATTAACTTAAATATATTTTTATAAGGGTAAATATTTACTTTATAATACATACTATGTGTATCTACTTCTTTTTTTAAAAGACAACCAATGCTTACACCGTTAGTTTGAGACAAAACAAATAAGTAGCCAAAATTAAATAAATGATATTTTCTTGAATAGAATAAATAGAATAGAGATAAAAATGAAGTGGAAGTCCCTTTATATTTACTTATTCTGTTTAAATAATTAAAAGTTCCACTTCTCACATTAGAAACAATCTTTTTGTAATATCTTTTTTGTTCTATTTTAAAACAAGAAAGTAACTTTTTGTTTGTGACATATTTGTAATCTCGTAAAGGAGGAAAAATAAAACCATCTAAATATTTTGCTTTACAATCTCTCCAAACATTTGGAAATATTGATGCCATACAACTTGATTTGAATTTATATTGCTTAACACTTAAAGGTATGTCAATTATATCCCCTACAGGTTCTCTCCACTTCATTCTATGTATATTTACTCTTAAAATAACTTGATGACTATAAAAATCTCTTAAAGGTATGTTTACTAGAGAAAAGTCCATACTTAGTTCATACCCAGTTAATGACATTAAAACAGCATATTTGTAGGTTTGACAAGGTGAATAAATACCAAATAAATGTATATAGTTATTTATAGACATTTTCAACATGTTGCCAATACTTTTTGTGTTAATTGTTTTTGTAAACAAAAGAGGGATATCTTTATCATAAATATAATCGTTAGTATTTGTCTTTAAATTTTTTATCTTAAAACGGATATCTATATACAAACCATGAAGGTTATACATTTTTTTATATGGTAATTTATATTTAAATTTAAAACTTAAATAATTTTTATCAAACTCCCCTATAACAACTTCTTTCTTTTTTTCGATAGAAAATATAGCTTTCATTGCATAATGATAAATTCCATTGTTGTCCCAAAAAACATTTCTTATCTTATTCTTATAAGAGCGTTTAATATATTTGGCTTTAAATGTTATCTCATTGTGTGCTACTTCAGAATAAACACATTTAATAGTAAAATGACTTAATTTTTTTTTAGAATAAATAGAATTGAACTTAATATTATTATTTTTCACATTTTCATAAGAAAAATCATATATAAGTATATTTCCATTTTTGTATATACCATCCATACTTATATATAATTTTTCATAGTTAAAGAATGATTTTAAAACACTTGAACTTATAGTGTTTCTGTATCCTATACTTATAACCGGTTTTGAGTTATAAGAACAGATCTTATAACTAGAATTCATTTTTATAGCTCTAAAACCTATTCCCCCAAATAAAGAAACAAAGGTTATTTCACTAAAGTTCATTACTCAGCAGCCACATCATCAAAAGTAAGTTGTAATTGAAAAGAATTTGTTAACTCTGCTTCTAAAGCATTTGAAGCGACAACATTTAATTCTAACCAAATAGGAGCATATTTGTGACTACCTATATCTACACTAGGAGAAGAACAAACGTAACCATACATTGCTGGTATCGTTGCATTAGAATAAGGCTTCTTAAAAACTATATGTTTAATACTATCATCATTATCATCACTATTAATAGAATCTATTTGTGTTCTAAACATAGGTCTTCTATAATTATTAACAATTAAAATATTCATTCCTACGGCCATATTGTCAGCATCTTCTTTTTTTACTGTTATTTTGTCTTCACCATTACTTAATGTTTCAATTATCGGAGCATTAATATAATAAGTCATATTATCCCAATCTTCATCAGATTCATATTTATTATCATCATCTGCCGTATCAGCCATATCTCCATTGGTAATACTGCCATCAGTATCTTCCTTAAACCATATTTCATTATTATCTGTATCCAAATCATCTACAGTCAAATACTGATTATTAGTTTTTATTGTTCTACCTTTTATATCAGAAAAAGTTTCTGCTTCATTAGGAACATTATCTCTGTATTTTATATGAGTTCCTGCTGCAGTACCATCATTTACATCTTGATCAAAAACAAACTGAAAATGGTCCAACTTTGTTGCTTCATAAAGTTTAATATTATCTGGTAAATCACAATCTTTAGAAATAGAAATAAAACAATCTTTCATATCTCTATCATCCGATTCATTTTTAATATAAACTTTAATTCTTTTAACTACCCCATCTTCTCTTTCTGATGCTGTAACTTCTGGTAAAATATTATTAACCTCTCCTGAAGGGATAGGATCTGGTCCTATTAAACCACCATTCTTTTTGTCATCACCAAAATCAACATGCTCTGATTTGTAAAATTTCACATCTTCATATGTAATCATTTTGTATTCCTTTTTTTTAATTTAAAATTAAATAATGAGTTGGCCCCATATATTTTTTTATTTTTATAGAGGTTTTAATTTTTATAAAACGATTAAAAATTATTTCTTTTGTGTTTATATTATCAATTCCTTTGTAAACCAAATTTATAAAATAACTAGAACGATACTCTTGTATTTTATCATAAATATTCTTTATTTTGAAGTTTATTCCAAACAGAAAAGGCTTTACTTCTTTTACTATACTAGGAGAGACTTTACTCTTCGTGTTGTTGTTTATAGAAAACATTCGGTAATTCTTATATTTATTAATCTGAATCATATTTAAAAAATCAATTCCAATATAATTAACATCCAATCCAATGCATTGTTTTTTCTCTAAAAACACATCTGTAGCTTTTGGTTCTATTATCTTTGTAAAAGGTCTGCTTTTAAAAAACAATATATTCTTACCTCTATATTTTATATCAATTACTTTAAAAGCTGAATTAAAATATTTTATTATCTTTAAAAAAATCGCTCTTTCAACATAAAATACCTTTTGACTAGCTAACTTTTCTAAATTTGTAAATGTTATAATTTCACTTTCATAATTACTTCTATTCCATTTTAGGTAGGTGTCTTTTATTCTTAACTCATTGAAATCTTCTTCGTTGTAAAAACCAGGAAATCTAACAGCACTAATACCAGAATAATGTTTATAAGTTTTGTAAGTAGTTTTAACGTAGTCAAATTGCTTAAAATAAACTGCTTTATAAAAAACATCTGGGGGATTAAGTATTATTTTTACAGGCAATATATATTGATTATTCATCTTTTTTCTCTATTTCTTGCGAATAAATATCAACCACACTATATCCTAATGATGAGATCAAATTAATATTTTCCACTTCTCTTCTTGTGTATGCTCTGTTTAATACTACAATTTCATAAATTTCACCTTCAAAATAATATTCTTGGTCTAAAATATCTTCATAAGAATCTTGCCCAAAATATAACTTTTTTATTGTAGTTTTATCATTGTCTCCAATCGCAAATTCTTTATCTATATCTACTTTTGTTGGAGATGGTGCATTTAAATATAATTGATATATTTGATTTAAAGTCTCAATAGAAACAAACCCTGATTCTTTTAGTAACTTTTTAATACATAAACTTTTTGCATCTATATATGCCATTGTTGTTGTATTTGCTTCTAAATTCATACATACATCAGTATATGTTCTATACGCTTTATATCCTCTACTTAAAACTTGTATTTCATCTGGGTTTAGATATGTTTCTTTAGGCCATATCTGTCTTCCGTTTATAAATATAAATCCCATATATTTTTTATCATCCATTTTTTCTGGATTAATCTGCACATTAGCTAAAACAAAAGTCATTGTTGTGTAGATGTTTGTAGGTAACTTCTCTCCTGTATTTACATACTCATCATTAAATTTACAGTTATAACAAATAAAACCATCTTTATTTGCCCATATTGTAATATGATGTGTTTGATTTTCATAGTCATCTATTCCATAAGCAGCTTCAAAAAGAATTGTTCCTCTATGGTTAGTATTATATACTGAGAAATTCATATGAACAGTAAATTCTTCTTTTATTTTTGGTCCAATATGATTCATATTTATATATCCACTTTTGCTTAAAACTAATTTGTTTTTTAAGTTTCTTATAGGTGTTCCGGTTTGTATAGAGGCATTTACTCTTATTGGAGTTTCTGAATTTTTCCAATCCACTAAATGTAAACCTCCTTCTGTAGTTGCAACTGTATTATTAATATAAGAAAGCACATCATCCATAGGAATAAGTTCATAAACAGTTTCTTCTACTTCTTTCATATCTGGAGAAAAAATAGACACAGAATAACTTTGTGGTCCATATTTTTCCCACATTGATCCTATCACTAACTTCATTATTTTATATGGTCCCATAGCAAACAATTCAGGAACTTTTGGTATACTAGCATATCTTTTAAATGCCTGTCCTTTTTTTATCCACACTTTACCTTGCGTTCCACAAGTTTCAATAGTAGTCTCATCATTCAACTCTATAATATTTCTTCCAAAAGGAACATAAGCGAAATAAAGCCAATCCCCTTCTTCAAACTCTACAACTTTATCCCCATAATAATTAGCATAATTCTCTGGGTCTGGTGGAGTAAAAGACATTGTTTCAAAGTCACTTTCAAAAACATTACCAAAATAAGCGTATCGTAGCATTGTAAAATTTAAATTATTTGTTTCATCTGTAAATTTTATAAAAAAAGTAGAGTTTGTTACTATTTTAGTATTTATCACTCTTCCATCAGAAGTAGGTTTAAATCTATTAGATAAATAAAAAATATCCATGTTTGATATTTGAGACTTTAATTGGTTTACGTTTATATTTATACTATTTACTTTTTTTCTTAAAGAAAAATCCAAATAAACTTCCATAGGTACTGACAACATACAATCTCCTTTTATTTATAATTAAAATAAATATCAAAACAACTAATAAAAGTAATATCTTCATCTTGTTGTTTCAATGTTCCACTCGGTAAAGTTATGGGTGCATTTAAAGTTTTAGCATAAACACCATCTTTTGGATTTATAATAATATTGTTGGCTATATTAAATTCATCTACCTTATCTGCATCACATTTAAAAAACATTGCTTTGCTTTGTGTGTTACAATAAACAAGAGTGCTCTCGTCCGAATAACCAAAAAATGTTATTTCATCTGTCGTAAACAAATACAGAAAACTATTTTTATTTGAATTTTTAACAACACTATATATTTGAGAACAAGCACCATTTCTTAATCCATATGTGGCAAAATTAGTGAAAGCATATTTATTGGGCACAAAAATAGGCTTTTCTAATGTTTTAACAGTTTCTATATTATCTCCCACATTAATGTCTAAATCTGTAAATATTTTTCTTTTTTTTATAGTTAGACAATCAACATCTAACATATACAGTATACCATCAATACTTCCATTTGAGCCTAATGAAAAAATAGTTTTTAATTCAATAAAAGAAGGTAAATTTGTGTTAAAAATATCTTCTAAATCATCCTTTATTTTTTCCATTATAACAGTTCTAGCTTCATCTACGTTAAAATTATTATCAATAGAAGATGTTACATCAATTACTTCTTCGTTATCACTATTTGCTTGATATTCTGCTATTGGCTTAATTTCTTCTTGCTTGTTTAGTTCTATAGTTGAATTATTAAATATTGTAAAAACATTTACTATTTTACTGTAAAAATACAAATCATATCCACTATATGCGATAACACAAATATAAACCTTATCCATAGCTATAGGAAGAGCCTTTATCATAGCTATATTACATTCACTAACATCAACATCAGGAAACCAATCACCTATAGAAACATTAAAAATAGCATTAAATTCATCATTTTTTACAACACCTCCAAATACACCATCTTTTCCTGCTGAAAAAATAAAACCATTTGCCGTTTCTACTCCATTTGCCTCATACCCAGAAAAATATACCCCTTTAACTGTAAATTTATCAGGCTTTAAAACTATAAATCCATTATAATCATTCGTGCAATACAAATCCCTAGACGAACAACAGCTCATTATCTTTTCCTTTTTATATAAAACATTCTACCAAAAGTATAATCATGTGCAAACAATCTAAAGTATACATTCTGTTCTCTATTTAGTGTTTTTTTAAATTTTATTTTTATTTTAAATTTCATATCCCTAGAAATAAAAGTATGAACAGCATTACACTTGCACTTATATAAATACTCCCCTTCATTAAAAGGTATTTTCCATGTGTTTCCAGGATATTCAACTTCTCCTAAATCTTCTATTGTAGCATTTCCTTCGGAATCTTCACTTCTTTTTCTTTTGTGCATCATTAGGTTAGACCCTATATCTTCTTTTACAGCAATTTTATCTTCTATTCTATATAAACCTTTATTTACATCTATAATAGGTTTTCCTTTGTTGTTGTAAACAATATTACCATGTTCGTCTTTTAAAGGAACATCTTTATATTTATAATTTCCTGGAGTTAATGGGATTGGAACATAAGCATAAATATCATCTAATGGAGCGGGGTGATTTCTATCATAAAACTCACAGTATACTTTAGTTGGGATTTCTGTATTAGCCCTTATGCTTTCCATTAAAATATATGATTTTTCGGCTATTCCTTCGTTATCTGTTTTGGTTATGTAATTAAGGTTAATATTGTGCTTTTTGCAAAAAGTATCATAAGAAACAAAAAAATTATACTCTGTTCCACCACCATGCGAATCTAACACGTTTTTAACCCTATCTTGCATATACATATCCCCATTATTATGTATTGTGGCATATATTATTTTTTGCATTGAAAAGTCACTCCAGACACTTCCTATCTTTTTCCCCCTGTATTGTCCTTTCCCATAAGGAGGTGTTTTAAATAAAAAGTAATTGGGTAGCTTTTTTGTTATATTTTTTATAGCACCATCTTTCTCTAAATAAGGATATAGTGAATTGTATCTCTCGATGGTCGATACTCTACCTAATCCCAATAAATCAGTTGCTATTGTTTCATTCATTGTTTTTTGTTCAAGATTGCCTTTTATTTTTGTGTTATAAATAAATATTTCATCATTTGTTTTATCCTCATCTGAAGTTTTTTTCATTTCTTTCTCCATATACCAAGCCCATCGTTGAAACACTTCATGAGATGAACGCCCTAGTCTGTAATCAGAACTGGAATCACCCATATAATTTTTAAACTTGTCTTGCACTATATAGCAAGTAGGTTTTATGTTCCCCAATATGTTAATATGTGCTTTTCCAAAACAACCATTCCAATATAGAGCTGAGTGTGTAAATAAATCGCTTATAGATAAACCCGGATATTCTTTCATAGGTTCTATTTGTAAACAATCTTTAATGTAATTAGTATTATATATTTTTTCTATTAAAGTTAAGTAATCTGGACTAATATCTGACCCTGCAGGTATCTCTGTTAAAAAAAAATTGTTTTTAACTTGTTCTTCATAATACTTTTGTTTTACATATTTCTTTACAATTTTGTCCCTAACAACTGGAAAAGAATAAACTTTCTTTTTTAAATACACATTTAAATAAAACAATTCATCCAATTCATTTTTAGAAAAATAGACTTTATCTATCTCCACATTTCCTTTTGGAAAAACTGATGCCAGATCGCTTATTTTTTTGTCAAACGAAGGTAATAAAAGTGGTTTTTCTGCTATTTTATTAGTATAATCAAACATACCCTCCGAACTATATGAATACCCCTCACCTTTTATGTAGTCAGGCTTTATTTCTTTAAAACTTAGAGACTTAAAGCTAAAAAAATTAAGAACTCCCATTACATTTATAAAAGACTCTCCATCTATTTTTTTTATTAAGTTCTCTATTAATGGCTTTGTATCAAAAAAAAACTCTGTCTCTATGCTTTCTACTAAATCATAATTTCTAAAAAATTTACCTTCAATTTCTCTTACTATATCAAAAAAAACAACCCTGTATTCCCCATCAATAACCATACATAATTGTCCTTGGTCATTAATAGATAAATAATCATTAAGAGTTATATATAATGTTATTGTGTTATCAGTGTCACACAAATCAATTATATCATTTGCCCCAATTTCCCTAGTTAATTGTTCATCCCCATAAATAGAAAAATATTGAAGGATATCTTGAGTCATTGTATTTTCTACATTAGCACTCATACTATAATTAACTCCGAAGAAACTGTTTCTAATTTTCCAGATATTGGATGTATTCTTTGTATGTTTTTATATATACGTTGTTTTAACATAATGTTCATCCATGGCCACAAATAAAATGGCCCATCTATATTTTTAACCGTTAGTTTACTTCCATATCCTATTCTTGGTTCTTTTAACATACCTTTAAAGTAAACATATTTTCGACTCCAGTCAGCCCATCTATCAGTATATCCACCTCTTTGTTCGCTTAATGGATAGTTATAGTGTTTATTAGTTTTAAATATTGTTTCTAATTTTGAATACTCGTTAAAATATAGTTTTTTTATGTAATCAAGATTAGTGTTACTATCCTTAAAAACTTCATTTTTGACATTGTATCCGGCTGAATTCCCCCCTGTATCAATATTTTCTATATAGACTAACGATTCCTCTTTTTTATATAAATAATGTTTTGGTCTTAAAATGGAATTAACAAATATTTTTTTTATATTACCTTCTGTTCCATACAAGACTTCTCCATTATTGTAAGACAAATATATATCAAAAAATTCATTACTATTATTAAAAGTTGGTATTAGTAGCTCTTTTTCTGTTCCAACTAACCCTTTAAAAGTGAACACTATATTTTTTCCTAGTAAATCTAATCCTATATCTAAATTAACTCCTTCAAATATATTTACATAAGAAGAATTATTCCATGTTTTTGACGGGACAGATATTCTTAAACAAATAGTAAAATTTTTATTATTCCCAAACATAGAAAAAAACAATTCATTATCCATCAAATTAACCGCTTTAAAATTAACTCCACTAATATACCCTGGTGTTACATCAAAAAAATATTCTTCCCCCATAACATCCTCATATCTAAGAAAATTGCTACCATCTGGTTTAAAATATTTATAAAGTTTAGATTCTTTTGCTTGTTCAAGACTAAATTCTCCATTATCGTCAGAAACTAAAGGAGTTTTGTTTGATGTCCAATTTTTAAATCTATCAAGAGTAATAGAACTTTCAAATATTCCTATTTCTTCTATAAAAATATTTTTCATTTTTATATTTTCTTTGTATGTTTTTAATTTATGTCCTACTTTAACACCAAAACCAGCCCCTGCATCTGTCACATCGGGATAACCTCTCCAATCCCAATCGCTATAACTGTAATAACTCTGGTTTGGTTGATACCACTCCCAACTCCCATCCTCTAACTGTTTTGGTTGTTTTAAGGACATATAACAATCAAATTCTTTTTGATAAGAGGGCAAATCAATAGGCTCGGAGATATTTATAGGATATCTCCCCTCCCTATCATAAGTTAATCTCATTCCTATTGAATCTAGTGTTATTAACATAAGAATCCTTTATTAATCCAATACATATTCTATAACTTGAATAACTGTATCAGGCATTGTAAAAAAGTTAAGACCTCTTTGTTGCCCTGTAAAATCATAAGCCAAATCAAATGTAATTTCTATTTTAAAAGCGTTATCTATTCCTGATTTTAATTCCGATAAAAGTCTATTCCCATGAGAATTAATACCATAAATATACTCATTTTTATTTAAGGTAATAGTTGTTGTATTTCTTGCATAAACTTCTCTAGTTGATCCACTATCAGAGTTTTTAATTTTATATCTTGTATCGTTATTATCATAACAAAACACAAATGCAACCCTAGCTTGTGTATTGTCATTAGGACAAGCAGTGTCGGCATTATAATAATCACTTATTCTTTCTGGTGCAGTAAGAGTATCATTATAAGATGTCATTGTTCCTTTATCATCCCAATGAACTCCTTTTACACCTTCCCAATTTCTTTGACCAGTTTCATCTATAGCTTCAAGAAAGAATGTTGGAGCACCTTGTACAACTTTTAATTGTTTTCTTGTTCTTACACCATCAACCAAATAGTCTCTCATTCCAAAAAACATTGTAGCCTTACCCGTTGCTGGGTCTATTCTTATTTGAGAGTCCGGAGTTATTTCATATCTTAAATTTGGGTCATGATAAAATCTAAACCCTAATTCAAATAAATTAACATTACCACTAATTGCCATTTTTTATCCTTTTAATTGTTATCTATTACAGCGGTATCCTGTGCCGCCGATTAATATACTGTTTCTTGCACCTTTTAATGTCTTACCGACAGATGTTTATTTATTCTATTAGATTTCATTTTGTTCAACAAGAACATTTTGTAGACCAAGTATCTTAAATTTAAACGATAGGTCTTGACTATCTCCAGTATAATTTTCTGGGATATAAAAAGTAACATCAAATCTAACAGCATTACCAACTCCTGTTGATATTGTTTTTAATCTAGGAATAATATCATTAGCTTGTGTCTCATCATCATCGTCGTTTGGATATGTGTATGCCCAAAAGTCCTTAATATACCAACCATGTGGTAATCTATCTCCATGAGACCATAGCATAAATCTATCAGGGTGGTCATCATCATCACCATAAACATCTCTTCTTGTCATAATGATTTCTTTAGAAGAATCATCATCATCTCTTTTTGCAGCTCTAAAATATCCAGCTTCGACATTTGTAGAAGTTGACCATCCAAACTTATATTCACCTACATTAAAAAATCCCCAAATAACATCATCACCTTCTTCTGATAATTTCTTATCATCATCACTACTGTTGTAATAAAAATTAGCAACATGGTTATTAGGTTTTAAAGAAATTAAGTCTTCTTCATCAGGAGCAGTTACTTTTACAGATTTAACAAATTCAACAGCGGGAATTTCTTTTAATCCTCCATCGCCATCATCTACCAATCTAACCAATGTCCATAATAAGGTATCATTTGGTGACAAAGTAAGTTTCGTTCTAATTGATTTTTGTTTTGCTGGATCATATTGATCCCAAGCCCCAAAATAAACTGTAACAGTTTGCTCTTGTTGATTTACGGAGTTAAGTGCAATTTTAACATCACCTGCAACCAATTCATAATTTAAATCAGGGTCTTTAAACAATTTAAATCCAAATCTTTCCATATATAAATCCTTTTTTTTGTTAATTATAGCATAAAAAAATGTTTTATAGAAATGAAATATTAATTATAAGATTATTTTTTGTAGAGAAAAAAAAGAAGAAAAAGAGGGGTAATTAACCTCTTCTTTGCCCTTGTCCATATACTAAACCAACTCCTGCACCTGCAGCACCTGCACCTGCAGCATATTTTAATTTTTTACCATGTTCGTCTACAAACCCTGCAACAGAATTTGCTCTACCTTGAGCTCTATTTGCTGCTTCTACTTGGTTTCTATAAGCTTCCATTAATGCTTCATGTTCTTTTTTATGACCTTTTCTTAGACCACCAAACCATCCTGATTTGTTAGCATTTTTATAAGTATCAGCTTTTGCTAATAATTTATCTGCTTTTTTACCACTTCTTTCTGCTAATGTTTTCATAACACTTTTTGCTGCATAAGGAGATAAAGCTGCTGCTCCAACCCCTGCACTTGCTATAGCAGCTTTTTCAGCTGTGTTAAGTCCATCATCTTTCTTAGCCGCTGTCTTAATTAAATTAAAACTTCTCATTGTTAATCCTTTTTTTTGTTAATTTTAGCATATTAAAGTTTTTTTTGCAACCTACCATAGTTTTGTAGTACAGTTTTGGGATAAAGTATTCTATTTATTTTTAAATATGATCTTTTAAATCTAGAACCAATATTTTTTATATTAACATCATTTAAAAAATTAAATTCTACAAATTCTTCCATAGTAAACTTGTCACCTCTGCTATTTAATCTACTATCAGAATTAGTCTCACCCAACGAGAATAATTCTATATAATTATTCTCATTAGTTGGATTAAAATAATCTTTACAAGATAAAATAATCATTAGTTTTTCCCTATAATTGCATCTGCGTAATATTTAGATATACTATCTAACACAGATGTAAAAACAAAAGTAATTTTATCTCCATTATCTAAATCAGCATCACTAATATCAACAGTAGCCTTATAATATTTAACTTCATCAGAAAGACCATCCCATTCACTATATGGGTCTTCTTCTATATTACAGTCTTTAAATGTGTATCCATCTGTTTTATCTTTATAAGAAATACCAACTTGTATATCATAATTATCAATATTAATCTCAGCTGCTGTTGCAAAATACAATGTTAATGTTGTTTTTTTTGAATCATATTGCGTAAATAATTCATCCATTACCGCAGGATAAATACCTGAATTTTTTTTATGTAACATTAATGAAAATTTAGAACCACCACTTCTATAAGGAGAAGCCGTTATTATTTGCACCTTTTCTTTTTCACATCTATAAGAAATAGTCTCTCCTGATATTTTAGTATTATAAAATTTACTAAAAACATTTACTAACGATGATGGTGCAATATCGCCTGATATATTAGAATCAATAATAATCCCATTAACTTTTGAAGCATTATCAAACAATGGATAATCATCATTATTTATTTTACAATTCTCTAGATAAACATCTCCATTAGCAATAGGTGATCCATCATCTTGACTTATCTCACAGTTTATTGCTTTTATTGATGTAAACGAATCAGAATTTATTTGACCTACTTTACAATTTTTTAACACAACATCACTATTGGATATATTATTAAATGCATATCCGCTTGCAATACAATTATTTAAATAATAAGTTGAATTTTTTGTTACACCATCAACAATATGTTCAACATCAAGATTTGATTCAAACATTTTAACTTTATCAAAAGTTGCACTACTATGTGATCTTTCCTTTAATATAGTTCCTATATTTTTATATTTGTTATTTATAAGTGTAATACCTTCAGAAACATATACCATATGTAAATCCATTACACAATCCTGGTTACTGAAAGTATTTCTTATCGCATTTAAACGGAAATGCATATCATCTGTTGAACTGTTATGATAAATCCATGATTTAGTTGAATCATATTTTGTGTTTATTGTGTTTATTCTTAAATAGTTAGTAATATCACTGCTATTTGCATTTGTATAAAAAATATATTTATCTGTTTTAATAGAACTATCTTTAATATCAACATCAAGAAGATACAATGTATAACCTCCATCGCCAAACATAAAAAAGACACCATCTGAATTAAATTCAGAATTTTTTATTTTCAAATACATTGTTCCTGCTCGATCACTTCCACCCCTATCACCATAATGTCTAAAAGTGTCATCACTGGTTTTGATTGTTGAATTAATAATACTAAACACAGAAGTTCCGTATTCAGCATCATAGTCACTATCAGCACAAAAAAATCTATAAGCATTTATATCTGAGTCTACAACATTTACCCTTTTAATAAAACTTCTAACATCATCATTATTATTATATGATATAACTGTACCACCAGAATCAAAACTAATATTTGTTCTAGTTATTTCTATTGTTTTATTTAATTTTGTGTCGTTACTTGTGCCTCCAACCCTAACAAAAGCATAGTCACGACCTTCAGGCCATGAACCAGCAGATATATCACAATCAATAAAACCTATTATTGAATTTTTTATTACAAAACTTGGGTTTGTATCTCTATCTGGATAATGCATATCTATATTTTTAAAATAAACCATTTTTTTATCATCTATACTAATATATGCTTTATTCTCTGCTGCAAAATTTGCTTTTGAACTATCATCATCATCCCAATCCTTACCATCATCTGGTCTATTATCCCAATATTCACCATCATTAGAATGTGGCCAAGACATTACAATACCGAAAGGTAGAGCTTTATTAGTGTCCTCTGGAATTATTAATTCCGTACCTCTTTTAATGTAAAATATAGATATATTATCCTTATCTCCATAATCTACATTATCACTCCATAAATCTTTTATTGGTTTATCTACACTTAAACCATCATTCCCATTATCTCCATTAGCTGGGTCAACATAATAAATATTAGCCATTTTTCTATCCTTTGTTATCTAATCTCGTATTTCATTTGTATAACATTCATAGTGCCTGTAACTTTAATAGTATCTCCACTAAAAACAGGTATATCAATTTGTTCATATGCATACAACACTAATTTGTCATTATCATTATAATAAATTTCAGATATATCTTTATTATTATTTTTAAATGTTAACAAATTAGCTTTTTCATCAATTGAAATATCTTCGTCAGTAGCATTATCAATATAAGTAATATTAACAATTTTATTAAACACGGGTGCACTAGAAAACATTTCTTTCATATACAAAAATGCTTTATATATGTTCTCAGTATTTTTTAATAAATCACTTATTCCTTGTTGATTTTTTGTTTGTTCAAATGCAACATCTTCTTCTAAAGGATTATCGAATCTTGTTTTTATAGTATTTCCCATATTAAAACTCCTGTACGTTTTTCATGTAATAAGAAAGTGTTCCTTTAACTTCAACCTTATCACCATCGTTTTCATCTGTTTTAGGAATAACAGGAAATTCGTATTCTCTCCCAACAACAATCTCAAACTCTTCATCATTGAATTTAATGTGACAACTACCATCTCCCGTATTAACTACAAATATCTTGTTTGCATTAACAGGTTTATCTATCTCTACATAATCATCGCTTTTAATTGTATCCATTTTAAGTATTGTTTCTTTATTTGGATACAATGAATACATAGCTCTTAAATATAAAAATGCTTTATATGTGTTTTCAGCATTCTTTAAAGTATCAACTACACTAGAAGCAGAAGTAGAATTTGATTCTAACGCAATATCTTCTTCTAAAGGTTTATCAAACATTGTTGAAATAGTTGGCATAACTAAATCCTTTTTTTGTTTATTATAACTTACTATTTATTGTTAGTCAAATATTGTTTTTAATATAAATACAAAAAATAATTTACTAAATAACAAAAAAATGTTAAAATCTATAAAAAAGGATTTTGTTTTGTGTAAAAAAATATTGTTTTTGGACTTTGATGGTGTTATATTGTCGCATAAAAATAACGATTTAAATAGTATAAATTCAAAATTAGAATTATTAGACCTGATAATAAATAAAACTAATGTTCATGTTATTATCCACTCATCTTTAAAATACAAAGTACAAAGAATCTTATTAAATTCATCTTTAAAAAATAAAGACAAAATAATAGGAACAACATTGGATACTCATGTTATAAAAGGTGGGCAAATAAAAAATACGATTAAAAAATATAATATAGATAAATTTTTAGTTATTGATGATGATGATACTTATATATGTTCAGAAAAGCACAACTATATAAACAAATCAAATTTCTATCATATTAACGGAGACAATGGATTAACAGAAGAAGATGCAGATAAAATAATTGCAATAATAAACAATCTTTAGTATAATAAATAAAAAAAAAGGAAAAACATTGAATGCAACACAATACTTAATTAAAACAGCTTATTATAATAAAATAAAAGATAGATTCGGTAATAATAAGTTTATAATGGATTTTGTTAATAGTAATGAATTTAACGGGAAACAAAACAAATTACACAAAAAGCTAGATGAAATGCTAGCAAATGATTTAATTACCCCAGAAGAACATAAAGAGTTAAAACATATTTCTGGACAGGGGTCTAAAACAAAATTTAAAGCAGAAAGAGATCAATATAGGGCATCACAAAAAAAACTATCACAAAAAGGAATAACTGAGGGTGAAGATATAAAACAAAAAGTTAACCTTAACAATGAAACACCTATTTCTATCAAAAAATTAAAAAACAAAGCAGAAGAAAGAAAAAGATTTAAGCAAAAGATATACAATACAAATACAAACAATGAAACACCAAATACTGTAAATACAAACAATGAAACACCTATTTCTATCAAAAAATTAAAAAACAAAGCAGAAGAAAGAAAAAGATTTAAGCAAAAGATATACAATACAAATACAAACAATGAAACACCAAATACTGTAAATACAAACAATG